GTAGAGTTAGAAAAGTCTACAGAATTTGCTCCTATATTACCATAGTTAGCAGGATTACGTCCTATTAGTCTCCAACCAATTCCGTTTCCTTCATTAATAGCTTCAAGACCTGTTGGGCTTACTGCAGCATCTATAGCAGTGTCTAAAGCCTCAATAGCTTCTTGTACATTAAATACTCCAAGATTAGTTACAGTATCATCATACAATACATTAGAAGCTTTTATAACCCCATCAAATTCTGTACCGTCTGCTACGGGAGTACCATTGAAATCTCCAGCTACTGCAGTAGAACCTGCAACCCCATAAGTTCCATTTCCTCCTACTGCTCCTGTAAATTCCCATAATTTATAATTATTAGTACCATCATCTAATGATACTTTTACTAAAACTAAATTATCATTTAATACAACTCTATCAGCACCAGATAAAGAATTAACAGCATCTACTGCGTCATTAACATCTGTTACATCGTTCCATTGAACATAATAAACTGCTGCAGGATTAACTCCTCCAGGAGTATTAACTGTAGTTGTTCCTACAGTTTCAATTAAAACAAAATCATCGTCAGTACTGCCTGTATTTATACTTGTAGCTTCTCCATTTTTCCAAGCCCATTTTTGAGTTACTATATTAATAGTTTCTGTAGGAGTTAGTACTGGTTCTTCTGATACAAAATCTGCAATAAAAATTACAATTTCATTTGCTGAAGCATTAATCTGTTGGTTAAAACTTCCATTAATAGCAGCAGATAAAGTAGTAAAAGTTCCATTTGGGTCTATAATTGCTGGAACATTTATTTCTCTAATTTTAATTTGACCATTAGATGTGTTGTTATCATCAGAAGGGTCTATAGTATCTATTAATAAAAAGTCTCCAATAATAGAATCATCTGGACCATTACCATAATCCCCTGCAGCGCCTATAAATCTATATAGATTATAAGCCCCTGGCTCTAAAGCTGCTTCTGTTTCATATACTGCAAAATAAGTATCTTGAGAGTCTGTAATAGTAATTAACTCATCTAAGTTGTTTAGAATAGTATGAGGTGTACTAATAGTAGCTCCCCCAGTAGAATCGGCATAAAGATTCAAAACTCTTGGGGGGGATGTAGAGCCTGGAGGAGTACCTAAAGTACTTTCAGTAAACCTAATTAATAATAAATTATTATTAGTAATTGCAGTACCCCCTGCCCCATAAGTACCCTTGCCTGTTCTTAAAACATAATATTCATTTCTAAATATAGTTTGTAAATCATCGCTTTCTATAGTACGAGTATGATAAAAAATCATAATCTCTTTTTCATCGACTACAAACTGAGGTAAAGCATTAATTGCAGTTGCAGGATCATTTATTCTAATTGTATTTTGTGCAGTAGATTTTACTGGGAAAAGGTTATTTTGATCAAAAGTAGGAATACTTCCTTCTCCCGTACCACACAAAGAAGCAGAATAAACTAGATTACTTAATTGATCTAAATCTTCTGCTGTAGGTTTGTAACAAGCTCTAAACTTCTGTAATAGAATATCTACTTCTTGTTCTATATTTTCACAAGGTATAATAGTTGCCATCTTATGTTATAAATTTTTTATCATTAAGATTCTTAATTCTGTAAGTACAAATTTCAGGATACTTACTAAGTATAGTTAAAGCCATTTCTTCTAAACATTTATCTTGCTCATCAGATAACTCCACAGGACAGTAATTTTTTAAAAAAAGAATTATATCTAATATTTCTAGTTCTTTTAAACACAGAGTACCATATATACTTGCTTTTTTACTCGCTTTGTATACTGTCCCTAAAACAACTTTATCTCTATAATCTGCGTCCATTATTGTAAAACTAATATATTATTAGAAGTATAATATCCTAATCCTTGATTAGCACTAAAACCATCCAAGTCTAGGCACTCAGAACAGGTAGTACATAATTTACGAATTTGGTTTAATAAATATATAGCTTCAGTGTATGTACCAAGCTTTAAAGCTATAGATAATGCGTTAATATGCTGATATATATTTGTTACTTGACAAGAGCTGGTACAACTACATCCCGTGTTACTACATCCAATTTTACATACGTCTAAAGCAAGTACGTGCTCTAAAAGACAAAGATAAGCAGAAACTAATTTAGTAGCTACACCTAATGGATTATTACAATTATTACAATCATCTCCATTATCAGGCGCAGTAGTAGTAAATTCTATAAAAAATATACCATCAAAAAAAGTAGTTAGTCCAACGTCTTCAGCTGTAATAGAAAAAACTTCTTTATTAGAAGTTTGAGATAATAAGGAAGTTAGGTCAATAGCGTCGCTTTCATTTTTAAAAGTTGCATCTGTCCAGAAATTAAGGCTGTCTAATATATATCCTTCATCTGTTTCTGCGTAAACTAAAATTTCTGTACCATCATCTGAGATGGAAAAATTATTTATGTATATCATAATTTTTTAAAATTATAAAGGAGAGAAGAGTCAATGACTCAACCCTCCTTTAAATTCAGATATATAAAAGCTTTCTGATTAGCTAGTAGCTAGATCAGAAGGTACATTACCTGTACCTAAGATAGTTCTCAAATCTGCTAGTACCGCATTAGTATTAGCGTTAGAAGCCAAATCAGTTTTTACTACAAGAATAGTAAGCACTCTTGGTTGCTCTTCTAAAGTAGGAGAAATCCTATCTTTTTTATACTTGATGTGGATACTGTTATAAGTAGCACTTTGACTAGCATAGAAAGGAGTCCTTTCAGTGAAGTCAGCAGGATAGCCAGTTTGACGATATACCTCATACTTATATCCTTTAGTAAACCATTCTAGGTTAACAGCATACTTACCAGTTCCTTTTCCTGGGTCATTAGTAGCATCAACAGTAGTTACTAGCTCTCCAAGGTTGGTTTGATTAACTGCGTTATTGTCAAATACTTTAGCAGTTACTTCAAATTCAATTTGACGACCTACAATCTTACCAGGAACTACTGCTTGAGCAGCACCAGTAATAACAAGGTCAGTTTCTCCAACATCAGGGGTAGTAAGTACTAGTTCATTACCACCTCGTTTGCTTAAATTATAATTAAGACTTGCTAAGATACCATCTCTAATAGCTGTTCCAGTAGCAGCAGTTGCACCTGTTACATAGTAACCTGAAACAATAGAGAAGTTTTCAGGAGATAAAGAACCTCCGTCATTTAGGATTCTTATTTCTACTGCAAAAGTTTTATTTGCAGAACCTGCAGCAGCACCATCAAAACCATTTACAGTAACAGCTTTTAATGTCTCTGCTTCATGCTCTGCTAAGATTACACTTTCTACTTTGTCAGCAGGAACAACATCACTAAATTCATATCCATTAACAGCTTCTCCAGTGTCAGCTGTTTTCTGCACAACATAGAAATCTACGCCACTAGCAGGAGCAGTCCCATTAGAAGATAAGCATTTAATTTCCTTATCAGTAGCAGAAGCAATAAAAGTGGCTAGGGTAGTTTCAGCAGCTACCGCATTACCAATAATTAGCTCCTCTACTTGGTTTGGGCCAAATACACTCATTGTTTAATAATTTTTAAAAAGTTTATATTAGATTATTCATTTCTTGCGTTCATTGTTAATTTTTGCTGTAACTTACCAGGAGCTAAATCGGCAACAGCCATTTCAACAGCCCTGTTAAGTATTTCTCTATGTATATGGTCAGAAAGCTTACATGTTTGAGCATCTGTTACTCCATCTATACTTAAATTTTCATACGGAAAATTTGCAGCTAAATCAACTAAAACAATTGGTTCAGGTCTTATAATATACCTAAACTTATATTCAGTTACAGTGTGTGGAGATATTAATTCTACAGCTTTTTCCGCTTGGGAAAGTCCTTCTTTAGAATAAATATCTAATCTCCAAACTACTGAATCTTCTGGTTTTTTAAAAGGATTTTTTATCTGATTGTTATATTCATCATGTGTTTTTGGAACTACATCTAAATAAGTATTATTTATACAAGCATCTTCAGAAAAAACTTTAGCACTCTCTTGTATAAACATATATAAATCTAAAGGTATTGTAAAAAATTGAGAATCTTCAGATATTTTATCCTCATCTGTAAAGTTACTAGCCTCTGCAGTACTTACTCCAGGTCTAACTAACTCATTAAGATCAAATCTTCGTTTAGAACTTTGTTCAAATCCTTGTCCGTATTTATTACCTCTAGGATTAAAATAATTATTTACTATCTCAAGTTGTGCCTTAGTAAGATACACAGATTTTTCATATGCATCTACATTAGGTGAACTATTAGTAGAAATACTATTATAGTAAATATCAAACTCGTTACTAAACTCAGCTACAGTCATTAGTTACTGTTTTCAATTCTAGACTCAATAAGAAGTCTTACTTCTTGGTTTTTATCTTCATTTAAAAATCTTACAGCATTATTAAAGGTAGGTTTTTGCCCAGAATTGCACAAATCTAATCCATCAATAGTTCTATAAGAATTTCCATTCTTTTTAACTGCCCCTGCTTCAACAGCTTTATTTAAAAGCAATTTAGTTTCTAAATAAGGGTCAGTCATAAGTTGTACAAACTTTCCAGGATGTTGATCTAAGAAAGCTTCTACTTGTCCTTGAATCCAAGAAAGTTTGGACTCTTTAGAAATTGGTTTATTTTCCAGAAGTTTAAGAACACCAATCAAAGCATCTTTATCTTCTTCAATTCTACCATATTTCTTAAAAGCTTCTTTCTTTAAGTCTAATTTTATTTTCTTTTCATCTTGCTCTTCCCCTTGTTCAGTAATAGCATACTTATAACTTGGCTTATTTTTTCTTTCTTTCCAAGAAGGAGCAATTTGATCTGTATATTGTTCTAAAATTCTTAGTGAAATAAATTCAAGAGGATTGCTAGTATCAAATCTATTACCTGCATCACTCTTTCCTAATTTAACATTAAAAGTTTTCCAAAAATCTCCGTAAACAGAAAGGTCTAATCCTAGTTCTTGTTCAAGATATTCTTTTTCTTTTTTACTTAAAATGTTAGCAATTCCACCAGACCTTTGCAATGGACAATAAAAAGTATCTTTTGCATTGGGCAACATACCTCCAGCAATTACATGATTATCATCTACATTTGCAGCCATTCCTTTTTTTCTAGGAACAAACTTAACTGTTACCCTACGAGAAGGTAGTTTAAACTTTTCTTCCATTTTTCTCCCTTTAAATCATAAGATTTGGGGAGCACTAAGCTCCCCGTATCTTACTTAGTTAATATACATTTTATTAAGCTACTACAGCCAGAATAGAAGGTTTAAGAGTAGCAGTACGAGAAGAATCTTTTACCATTGCACCAGAGCTGCACATTGCAGTCATAGTACTAGAATCTTCCATGTGTTGCATTACTCCTCCTCTACGACCTGTAAATGGGTCTCTGATACCAGCTTTGTAACCTCTTAATTCATCATCACCACGAACTTTAATCTTCTGGATGTTTGGCTCTTCCATAGAACCAATGTAAAGAATGTCATAACGATAAGACTCAGCTACACCTCCATCTGGGTGGAAGATTTTGTTTCTTACCTTGTCATCATACATTGGGTCTACTTCCAACATTACGTGAATGTTGTTAGGAGCTTTCCACTCTGTAAACTGGAATCCAGCAGAGTAAGCATTAGGGTGGAACATAGAAGAGGTCTTCTGGATAGCATTTGTATTGGTGTTATCAAATCCTACACCAGTCCATCCTGAAGCTTCATTAGTTACAGCTCTGTGGAATTGGGCAGCACCTCTTTCTCCAGTGCGGAGCATAAACTTACGCTCACCCCAATCTAGCTTACCTTCAGAAAGTTCGTAAAGCAAATCTTCTAGCATTGAGATAGAGAAGATGTTATATGAAGTAGTGTTAGATACTTCCATCTGCTCCCTAATACCAGAACCAGCTTTAATTTCAATATTAGATTTTCCTTTGTTAAGGAATCGACCATTTTCATCACGGTTGGTCTTACCAAACATAAGCGTACGAGCTTTAACTCGTGACATAGCTTTTTCAAACTGCCAGTAGACTTCCTGCATCCAGGTAACAGACTTATGTGTTTTACCTGTATTAGGGTCTCTAGTCTCAATACCTGCAAAATATACTGGCTGTACTTTCATATCAATCATTGCTCCAGATACTTTATGCTCGAAACGAAGCGTAGATACGCTGTTTCTCATTAAGTATGGAGAAGTAAATTGAATTCCAGCACCTTCAGTAGACAGTTCATCTTCAACGTAAGCAGACTCAATGCTAAATCTTACGCCTCCAACTAAGTCACTTCCAGGTACACCATTTAATGTTTCTTGCCCACCAAACACTTCGGCAACATAAACATAATTTCCACCTTCTTCGTATGGCTCTTCTAAGATGCGATACTGGAACTCATCAGGATAATTTCCAGCAATCACATGAACTTTAGTAAACCACTTTTCACCAAATACTAACTCAATTACAGTACGACCAGCACCAACTCCAGTGTCGCTACTTTGAACTACTGCACCTGCGTATCTAGCTTCTACCAGCGGAATATTACGCTCGTCACTACCTACTACTTTCCAAACAAAATCATCAGAGGTTTCAAGAGTTTTCTCTGGAAAGAGTGAAAGAGTAGTATCCAGATTCTTCATCCCTGAGTTTTGTAAAAGGACAGTTGTAAGAGGAGAAACCAGTTGAGGTTGACTACCAAAAATAGCACCAATATGGTTTTTTAGAGTCAACCCAGACCAAGCTTTACCTTTGGTCATTACAAACTTACCTAAACTCATAATTTAATTGTTTTTTTAATTTATATTAATATGTATTATATTACAATTTCTGAACCGATACCACCATAACTTTCTGGGTCCTGTGTATATGAGGGATTTCCATTATCTACTACTCTTGCTTGTTTTAATGCTTTTTCAAAATCAGAAACTGCTTTCTTTTTTTCTGCTTTTCCAAACATTGAAAAATCTTCAAATCCTTTTGTAAGTTCGTAGATATAGTATAGTTTAGTATCAAAGTTAATAGGATCTTTTCTTCGGTCACTCATTAGCTTGTTTTCATTTACTCCTCCAGGTGCTTGATCTACAATAGTTGTAATTGACTTATAAACCTGGTCTTGCATTTGCTTAGTAATGGGGAGACCTTTGATAATTTCCTGTGTCTTATAAATAGCGTTTTTTAAATCGTTATCTATTTTTTCTTGCTGACGAGCCATTTCTAATTGTCTTTGCTCATTTTCAGCTTTTATGTGTTCTAATTTTAGAGCTTCAAACTTTTTCAAACTCTCCATAGATTCTTTAGCATCTGCTAATACTTGATCTTCTCCTAAATCTATGGTTTTTGCTAAAATTCTTTTAGCTCTATCAGGGTCTAAGCCTTGATTAATATAATCTTGAAGTATAACTTCTTTAGCAAGTTCTATATTTTGTTCTAAAACTTCATCAGTAATACTTTCTAGATTAGTAGTTCTTTGTTGGTATGCTTGGTATTCTGCCAAACTAACCCCTTTTTCTAAAGCATCGTAACCTTCTTCCCCTAATTTATTAACTAGATATTCTTTGGTTTGTGCTTCCATCTGAGTTTTAAAGACATTAGCTAAATCATTAATATCTTTAATCTCTGTGTTTTCAAGGTCTATTGATGGTAGCAATCCTTCAGAATGAAGTTCCGACGCAAAGGAAGAAAAGAGATTGGGAGAAGTAGCATCATCATCGTCACTACCATCCTCTAGACCTTCTTCCCCGACTACGTCCTCTGGACTTTCGTCCTCATCAGGTGCATTAATATCTTCTGGTTCTTCTACAGTTTCTTTATCTGTTTCCGTTTCTTCAGGAGGCTTTTCCTCTGTGTTTAAAAAATCTTTAACATCGTCTGGAGCCCCCTCCATGTTTAATTCAATTCCATCTGAATTGAAAAGACTCATATCAAGTCCTGTGTCATTTTGTTCTTCCATAATTTCTCCCGTATTTAGCAAATATAATCAATTTTATTATATTTGTCAATAGTAATTTTAAGTTAATTTAAATTTAAACAGATTTCTTATAGCTTTTAACTTGCGCTTGTTGCAGGTTTTTTAGCTAATTGTTTTTCTTTTAATTTGACATTATCTTTATGTTTTTTCATATCTTGATCTAATGTTTTCATTTTAATCATTAACTCTTCTTTTTGTTTTTTAACATCTAGATCAAACTTCTTTTGCTCCATTGGGTCTATAATACCATCCCCTTCAGGCTCTTTATTAAGCAATCCTAGCTCTGCAATATAAATTTTAGTTTCATTGTCTCTTTGATTCATAACATCTTCAAGCATTAGTTTAGCATCTTCTAAAGCTTTAGCATCTGCTTGGGCTTGTTGTGCTAATTTATTAGCTTCTTCTGCTTGTTTAGAATTTCTAGCATAAGCTTCTTCTTCTGCAATTTCTAATTTACGCCTCATATCAGCAAGTGAAGGACTAAAGTAAATATCCATTAAAGAAGTAAAGCTTCCACCATTTTGCATATAAGCCTGGGCATTTTGTTTTAGGAACATTTCTAGCTCTTGCGCTTTAGACGAACTAGTGCATACCACACCATAGTCAATATCGCTAATAGCATCCCCATCAATATTAATGATTTGTATACTTTCGTCATCTAATATGTTTTGTACTTTTTTATTATTTCCTTTTAAAGCAACTTTAGCAGATTCTAAGAAACATTCTAATACTCTTAGCTTTACCTGTTCGTGTTGATGGAACCAATACTCTGTAATATGTGAAGATTGGTTTACAGACCTTTCTACGCCAGAAGCAGTTTCATTCTGATGTATTGCTCCTTCTCTTTGCTTAGTTACTCCTGCAATCTCAGACATTTCATTTTTAATATACTCAAGTAACTGGATATGTTGCTGTATATAAGCTCCAGTCTCCATATCAATAGCTCTACCACCTTGAGTATTCATACCTCCCGCTAATTTACCAGTAGCAGCTCCTTGGGTACCTTCTTTAAAAGAATCTATTACTGCTATTTTATTTACAATAGCAAAATGTAACCATTTCTCTATTTCCCAGTTTGCAGGAACTTTAGCTAAATCAAGTTCAAATATCTTACCGTAATTTGTAGCAATAGCTTTATTTAACCTATCCCAAATTACATCATACATATACTGGTAGTTTTTCATTCTGTCCATTAAAGACACTGCTCTACTTTGATTTGTATTATATATTTGTCCTACAATACCTGGATGACAATAAGAAGGATTATTAAATTTATTAAATTGTACAGGACGTGGTCGCATCTGAAGGTATATATCTTTTCCAATCTTAGTGCCTTCCCACCATTCATTTACCCATAAAGAAGTGGCTTCTTCCCCCATTTCTTTATTTGGTACATATTCTTCTGACATTATTTTATAATCAACTTCTCCAATCTCATCATAAAATTTTACTTTTTTTACTTTCTTTAAAGACTTCCAATAACATCTAAATACTCGTATGTTACCATTCTCATCAGTAAAGTCAGAACCAAAATAATGTCCGTTTATTTCTGCAATTGAAAATAAATTTTCATATAAATGATGATGTTCTACTCCTTCTAAAGAATCTCTTAAAAGAACATGATTATTATGGTCATCAGCATAACTACCACTACTTTTAGTTGTAGTATATTCTAAAATATAATCAATATCTTCTGGCTTTAACTCTTCATAAAAAGTGTCAACAATTCTACCAGGACTCCAATGGTCTTCTATAATTATAATAGAAGAATCCTCTATTCTATCAGAGTTACCACTTCTTACTGAATGAACTTTTAAAGGATTAAGCTTTTGAAGTAATGGTTCATCGTGAACAATATCTATTTGATATATTTCTTCTCCCATTATAAGGGCGTCTTTGAACCCTTTTAAAAATATATCTTGAAAGTTTTGTTCTTTATAATAATGCCTTACAATTTGATTAGCCATGCGTTCACGCATATCTTGCCAATCATATTTTAACCATTTTTCTAATTCTTGTAATTTCTTTTCTGCTTCTTCATCTAAGTAATTAGCATTAACAAACCCTACAAGTCTTTCCATTAAAGCCTTATGTCTTTGCTCTTCTTTAGCAGAAACAGCGTCAGGATTACTAACTACAAACTTCCAATCAAACCTACGCTTACTTTCTTCTCCTACAAGTAAGTTAATTTTAGGTACTGCAATAGGATGGTGTGGAATATTATCAGGTATAAAAGAAGCATCCATATGAAAAGGATTGACAACATCAGTTAAGTCTTTTATATTGACAAGCCCATTATATAGATTTAAATTTATGATCTTATTCCTTAAACTTTGGCGTACAGATTCATTGTGATAAAAAGAATGCTTATCCGCACTGTCTAAGTTTTCTTTCCTCCACTCTTTAGTTTTTTTACTCCAAGGAAGTCTTTGTGGAGGAGCATTAAGTGAATTAATTCTACCCATTATTTTTGTTTAAACATGTAAATATAAGAAATTTAAAAGCTAAAAGCAATGGTTTTATTACTTTTTTTATTGTAATTTTTTTAATTCATAGCTTTTATATATCCATAATTATATCATTATATCCGTTTATTTTATAATTTTTCTTAAAAAATGGATCATTTGCTAGTTTTGTTCCTACTTGCTCATTATTCTTTCTAGCACTTTCTGTTCTTTTGACTCTATCTTCTCTAAGTATAAACAACATTACTCCTGCAGATACCCTATCAAAGTTACCATCTGGATTCCATTTTATACATTCTTCAAGGTAAGCTAACGATCTTATTTTATGAAGATTTAATCTAGGATCATCATCAGCTCCATAAGCTTTACTCCTTTGCCAATCCGCTTGAAGTAATCTTCCCCAGGAATTTATTTGAGCGTTAGCTCTAGTTCCTTTAGCTTTATTACCATAGAGGTTAGTAGCTTTTACAAGCTCCATATCTTTTAATATTTGCGGAGTATCTGCCAAGTAATGTAGTGCATTATGTTTATCAAAATAAGAAAATAACCCTTTTAAGTTCATCTCATAGTTTGCTTCTGCATTATAAAACTTTAAAGTTTTTAAAGCTATTTCATAAGCTTCATTAGCTGTACGTGGTCTACCTGAATATTCTGCTACTATTCTATCTGTAAAAGTATCCATTACAAGCATACTAAATAAAGAAGGACCAGTATCAGCATCAATAGGGTCAATTCCTGCTATATATCTACCTCTTACAATATTTCCTTCTGCTCCTGTTTTAGGCATTTCAAATATTTCTAAACAACCCGTTCTATCTCCTGTAACATCATAAGAACGAATAGGATGTTTATCTGTAGGTCTCCATTCTATTATACCTGCTGGATTAGTAATAAGTTCTCCTACATAATGTTCAGCTAGGAAAGAATCTCTTTTTACCATTATGTTTTCAAGGTATTCTTTAAGCTCTGCCACAGGGAAAACAGTTCCTTCTGTGCGCATAACAGCTTCTTGAGGAGTAATTGGTAGCTCTGCTTTTTTCTGCGTTAAAGCCAATGCGTCAGAGGAGCTATATTTAATTTTAAACCTTTCTGTGCAAATTTCTATTAATGCTTTAATAACATCAGTTTCTCCATTTTCCTGGTCATAGCATAAATTACGATTTAAATAAGCACCCCAGAAAAACCCACAATTAGTTTGCCCATCTGTATTTCTATCATATACATTGGGTATACCATAAATATTATAAGCTTCTGGTTTATAAAATAATTTTTCTGAACCTTCAAAAGAAGCACCTTCAACTCCACCAGTACCTCCAGCAAGCATAAATCCTGTAGCAAGTCCCCCATCTTCCACAGCTTGTCTATTTACGTTCCAAGCTTTTTCTAAGTTAGGGAATAACCCATCTTCTTCATAATGAATAAAAGGACCCCTAATACCCCTTGCTTTGTCAGGATTATCTTTTAAAGATATGCCAAATACAGAAGATAATACTCCTCTACGACGACCATATTCATCTTCATATCCTAACTGAACCTCCATAGCTCTTTTACCATCCACAAGCCTCATACGAGGAAGTGGAGTGTTATCTGCTATAAAATCAAGAGTAGCCAATACTTTACCCCATATACCTTTATCTCCAGATAAGAATGTTTTATCAGAAGCAAGGTGGAAATTAGGATTACCTTCTCCTCTATGCACATACATATTACGAGGTGACCAAGCTCCTGCTTTAAATGAAAATCCTACACCCCTTGCTTTAAGAAGCTTTCCATGCATACCCCTTTCCTTGGCTTGATCTACATAATGAAAAAACAAATAATCCCCTAACCAAGGCTTAGGGAATTCTTTTACCCTTTGACCCCGCTTAGAGGTTTTTTCTTTGTCTCTTTGATCTCCCATCCAGATTTGGGAATAGTTCCAGTAAAAATATAATTCCCCTGGAATCCATTCCCCATCTGGTCTAACTAATCCATACTCCCATCGACGTAGCTCTTCTTTCCAAAATTGTCCATACTCTGAGCGAGGATTACTATTAGGAACTAAATTAGTGTATCTACCATTTTTTTTAAAATTAATAGCAGCTTCTCTAAAATAATCCATATCCTCTAAAATATGGGGCTGAGTAATATCTATGTGTTTCCTACCATCTTCATATTCTATATCTTCTCCTTTGCTATTTTTATAAGTAGCCACAGGTAAGTCTTTGACATACTTACGATCTTTATCTATTAAATTTTGAATAAATTTGACTTGTGATATATATTCTAAAACATTGTCCCAAACCTCCTTTGGAGTTTCTTCTTGAAGCTCTTTAGATAAAGGGGTTTGGTATTTATTCATTTCTATCATACAATAATTGCTTTAGTATTTAGCATAGTTTTAGCTACAGAAAAAGCATTTTTAACAGCAGTTTTAATTACTTTTACAGGGTCTATAATACCTTCTTGTAAAAGCTCTTCTGAATTTTTATACTCTATACTTTCGCCTGCATTGTTATAAATCCAAGTAGTAGGAGCAAGTAAAGAAGAAGCTACTGGATTGCTATTTCCAAATTTTTGAACATACAATTGTAAAGCACTTCCTCTACCTGCTACATATCCTTCTTCTATAGCGCATTTAACTGCTAATACTGCATCTTCTATTCTATCGTATTTTTCATCTAACTCTACCACAGTGTCTGCTCCTACTTCAATAACAGACAAAGATGATTCTAACATTTGTATACGACGTTGTAAAAGCTCTTTAGTATATCCAGTTTCTTCTATTTTTTTAAGCTCTTTTAAATAGTTATCTGCAGAGGTATCCCTGTCATACTGAATAACAACTTCTTTTTTACTGGCTACAATAGAATTAATAACCCCATAATGAACTGCTTTTAGAAAAGGATTAACTTCAGGAGCTATAGTTTTACTAAAGTCTTTTATTAAGTTTTGTCTATGTTCAGCATACCCAGGGGTTTTTATAAGAGCAAGTTTTAAAGTACCACTATTATAAACACTTCTTAATTGATTAATAACAGAGTCTGAAAAATGCTCTGCCATAATAATAACAGGTAAAGGATTATCTTCAGTTATTTTTTCTAAAAAATCAGCATATTTTTTTAAATTATCTACATGTTCATTGATTAGAATAAAATGACATTTATCATACACTACAGACTGTGTTTTAGGATCATTAATAAAAGCATTATCAAATATCCCAGTAGGTATATTCATACCATTAACAGTCTTAACAGAGTCCTGAGTTTTATCTGTTTTTTTAACTACTACATTGTCTGTAGGTTTAAAAGCAACCGATATCAGCTTACCAATATAGGAATCATTAGAAGATACAGCTGCTAAATTTTCTATTAGGTCTGAGTCGTAATGATTAACTTTGGTAGCTATTTTATTTAAATATTTATATACAGTTTCTTCTATTTCATTGAAATATTTTAGCCTTGTTTTTTCATCTAGTTCTTGTAAGGTTTTATTATTTATAAGTTTATTTAAAATAACTGTAGTAGCAGTGGTTCCATCTCCTGCTTCTTCTACTGTTTTCATAGCTGCTTGTTTAGCCAAAATAGCTCCTGTATACTTTATAGGGTTATGAAAATAAACAGACTTAGCCACTGAAACACCATCTTTAGTAATTTTAGGTGTTCCTGTCTCATCTTTAATAATAATTGTTTTACCATAAGGTCCCATAGTAGAACCTACAGCCTCTGCCATTTCAGTAACACCTTCAAATAGCAAATCTTTGTTATACTCTATCTCTTTAAAATCCGTCGAGGTCTTCATATGTATTAAACTTTTTACTTCCTTTAGTTTTGTTTTCGTTATCTTCTTGTTCTTTTATTACTTCTTTATAAGCAGCTTTTATATCTGCCATAAGCTTTGGAACTCTTTGCACAGAAGTAGTTATTTTAGATATATCATAAACTGGTTTACCTGCTACATCTCTTTCTGCTAATAACGCTTCTGTGTTTTCTAAATACTTTCCAATAGCTTGAACAGCCGTAAGTGTCTGTCTATATAAAGTCTCCAGGGGACTATCAAAACTATTATAAAAATTAATAGCATTAGTTATTACTTCATCTTGCGTCCATTTATCAGGCAATCCTACATCTTTCTTTATTTCTTCTCCTCTTTTATCTTCTGGGATTGATAAATAATCAGATTTAATACTACAAAAATAATAAATATATAATAATTCTTTATGTGCTATTTCTTTATTTTTTGTTTTATCTCTTTTTAAAATAGCAGCAAAAGGCTGTAGCCCCCAAGTTTCCTCGGAGGCTACTATTGCCCAATTTTCTAATTTAATTAGCTTCATTATTTTTTACTTTTTTCATTGTCAGAAGATTTTGGTTCTGGCACTGTAAGCACCTCTTCATCCTGCAAATTCTTTGCTAATCTTTCAAATGCTGAAGCTACAAACGACGCTTCTTTTAAATTAAATGCTCCCTTTTGATTAGCTAGGTTTAAAGCATTTTCTATTACTTGTAATAATTTTAAATTTTCTTCCATAATTATCTGTTATCAATTGCGTTTATTTGAAATTCTGTTAAAAATTGAAAAGTAAAATCTCCCACTTTTACTATTTGGCACGCATTGGGTATTCTTGTAATATCTAATATAACTGAATCCCCTGGAGATACTTCTTTTACTTCGTCTCCTACTGCTACTACATATTGAACATCTTCCATCTCATTTTCTTGGGATTTTAAAGATACTTCACTATTAATAGTGGCAATAATTTTAGTACTCATTGGTTTGATAGGAAAATTATCTATCATTGCCAGTACTTCTTCTTTTGTAACATTCTCTAAGATATTGTCCATTTTCTTTTAATTATATCTAGTTTTGTTTTTAATAAGGGTATGTGTAGTTTCCCTAGTCTTAAAAAATAAAAATTTGTTTTTGTTTTTTCTAAATCTTCCAGTGTTTTAATCTCTTTAAAGTCTATATTAATTGTAACTTCTTTTGCAAATAAAAAAGGTGACTCTACTATTTGTTTAACAACATTATCTGGAAGGTTGTGTTTTAATCCTATCCTGTGTATTAAATCTTTTATTTCTTTTTCATCTCTTTGCATCTATAATATTAAAGTTAAAAATAATTTTAAAGTTATTAGAATCTTTTTCTAAGTTAGGTATATAAAAAGACTGGATTTGTTTATCTTTAATAATACCTTTTTTTCTAAGGGAAGACATTACATTTTGAAACCCTGGGTCTTTAATGCCAAGCTCTTGTTTTATTAACATTTTAGTGTCATAGTCAAATACAGTTTTCCAAAGGATTTTATCATTTGTTATTTGTTGTTTATAAATAAAATGGTAATACAAAAATAAAGCCAATATTTTTTGTTGTTGACCTGGTAATTTATGAAAGGGATGTGTGAATTCAATCCATTTATAAAATAAGTCTTTTAACTTTATATTTATATTAGCTATTCTTGAGTTCTTCATTTCTCTAAATAATTTATAATCTTAGTCAACACTTCATTCCTATGATTAGCTGTTAATTCTGTCCACCCTACTAACCCAGACTCCTTTAACTTTAGTACATTATGTATACAGCTACTGCCATTCATACTTTGGTCTATCTGTTGTGTACTACCACAAAAGATAATTTTACTATCCTTTCCTAAACGAGTTAGTATTGTTCTAAAGTCTTGGTAATTCATATCCTGGAATTCGTCTACAATAACTACACTATCCATGAAGGTAACACCTTTTGCCACCGAGATTGGCATAATCTCTATCTCCCCATTCTTCTTCTGTCTTTCTGTTGTCTGCTTTCCTTGGCAAACATCTAAATTCTGTAAAATCGGGAAGACATAAGGATGCATCTTCTCCTCTATATTCCCAGGCAAGGTTGCTAGATTGCTCTTTAGAATTGGGCGTGTTATCCATATTTTATTAAATTGTTTTTTTCTAAATGCAGCAATAGCTGTATATACTGCTGCTAGTGATTTACCTGATCCAAAATCTCCTAATATAAAATTTACATCATACTCATAAAAAGCTTTTACTACTTCTTTTTGTTCTTCATTAAGAGTTACATTTAATCTAGGCTCATTTTTTAATTTTCTTTTATCTTTATTGTCCATCCTTAGTTTCTAGATACTTAAAAATATTGTCAAATATATTTACCTCATTAATAGCTCCACATTTAGTACAAACATCATTTTCCTGTTCATCCACAACTAACGATAAGCTATTACAATATTTACAAGCAGTGACAGGTAAATCATCATAATTTTCCCTTTGTTTCATTTCTTCTAATTTTTGTTTTGTTACTTCTACAAACTCAGAGTCATAAACGGGAAAAGGGGACATAGAGTTGTGGTATTCTAAAAATTCCACAAGCTCTGTAAAATACTTTAATACTTTTTCTTTATCGCTCATGCTTTTCTAATTTTAACTTCAATTCCCATTTATAACCTTTTTCGTTGTAAGGTCTTAATTGTAAATCATAAGTATAGTAAGTGTCTTCTGTTTCTAATTCTTTTAAGCCCTCCAATATTTTTTCTATGTCTTGTAATGCTTCTAAAGCAGATGTTTTAGGTGAAACGAAGTTTTTCATTTTCTTTAAATTTTTCCCAATCTTCTTCTTTCATTAAATCAGGAAATCTATCAGGATTACAAGACTTTACAACTGTATGTTTTTTAAGTGGAGGACACTGACAAATGATACATTTACCCTGTGGTATACAATCGTCTTTACATTTACTTTTTCTATATTCTAATTGCTCTTCTATGTATTTTGGTATAGGTAATATTTTTTTATAATAGTAATATAAATTACCAAAAATAAAATCTTTTATATTATGTATTGTTATTTTCTTCACTTTTTTCTTTGGGTTTAATTCCTAATTTTTCATATACTTGAGTGACTTTACTAAGCACTATGTTTTGTTCCATCTCATCTAATCCTCTACCCATATAGTAAGCCCCATAAACTTCGACATTTGCTTTAGTAAGAGGTACCCCATCTTTTACTATGCCTCTGGCTACGTCATCAAGCCTGTTTAAAATACGTTTTATTTTTTTTATTTTTCTTGCAGAAGCATTTATTTTTTCTTTTTCTGCTATTCTTTTTTGCCGTTTTAAAAAACTACCCATTTATTAAATTTGATTTTATAGTAGACTTATAATACCCACTTAAATTATAGAGAATTATTTCTTTTATGTAAATACCTTTTGCTCTTACAAAGATTTGAATTTTTTTATAATCCCCTTCTTCTGAAATTGCTACGTTAATATCGGTAGAAATATTTCCTCTATATTTTTTTGAATAATAGTTTTGTCGATTATATACTTCATTTAAGTTGTCAATTATATCTTTTTTTATTTCAAGATATTTATTAAATATTTCTAATCTGGTATATTCCATTGTTCGTCAAAAAATATATAATCTCTTTGGTTTAATTTATTATTTGTAAACTTTTGTTTTTTTACGTTTCTTTTTTTCTTTAATCTTTTTTTACGGATGTTCTCCTTTTGATTCTCCATAATGCGGAATATTTAAAAATAATGTTGCTTTTTGGGCTTCCCAATTTGAACCATAAAAGTTAGTGCTCATAGTTGCTGAAAAAATATGATCACAATTGGTATGACAATGATCTGTATTTCCACCAAATAAAACATGCGCTAATTCATGAAATACTACTACTCGGGTACGATTATAACTAATTACGTTTTTTCTATCTATAATACAAAACTTACTTCCTTTGTAAGGAATAGTAACTCCTGCCATTTTACCTAAATCATCTACATAGATACCTTCAAAGTTTGCAAAAAGACTATCTACTGGATAATTATATCTATAAGCTTCTCTAAAGAACTCTTCTACATGTGGCTGTAATATTTTATCTGTTTCTATAGAAGTGCCATCTCTTAGGATTATATTACTTCTATACTCGTTTTGCTCAGATATAGAGATAGGATTAATTCTATCATAGACTGCTTTAGAACAGTTAAACAAACCAAGGATTGCAAAGAGTGTTACTGAAAAGGCTAGTGTAAAAAAACTAAACCTGTTTGAAGAATTCGACGATGCTTTTTGCTGTACTATGTGCATTGTATATACAATCTTGTTTGTTTTTATATCCTTCTGATGAACTAGCTATAATTTTTCCATTACTAGCTTTAATTCTCCATCTCCATTCTTTTTTCCAAAAGGTTTTATAAAACTCTACTGGATGTGTTTTTATCTTTGACATTATTTATATTTTTTAGGTTGTTTTGGAGCTTTTGTAGTTAGTGCTGATACTAAGTTATTAATTCTTTTATTTAGTCTATCAATATCATCTTCTAACATGGCTATTCTCTCGTGAGTAGTAAGTCCTAATCTGTTTTTCATGCTCCAAATATTGTTACAAAGAATGATTTCTTTTTATTTTTTTTATCTAGTTTGACTTTAACTCCTAGAATATTCATACTTGGGTTAAGAATTGTAGCCCTATGCTCTTTAGAATTCATCCAAGCAAAGACCACTCTCTCTGCATCTTTGTAACCATGAGCTACATTTTCTCCCACTCTTATGTATCCTTTTGCTTTTAAAGGGGTAGGATTAAAGCCATCATGGTTAACTTGACCTACCTTTGTTGGAAAATCATTTAATCTTGTTTTTGCGTATCTTACAGCATTGTCATCTTTTACTAAGGGAGCAATACCTCTTAGTTCTCTTTGCTCGTTAATTAAATTAAATATATCATTTTCTAATTTAGTTCCTTTTAAAGTGCTTACAGGTTTGTAAGAAGGTCTTTGTGGTTTAGGCTGTTTATTTTTCTTACCTTTTAATTGTAAAAATCCTACAGTTAAAAGAGCTAAAAAGAAAATTGCTAATGCTATGTATTGAGTCATATTTTAAATGTTATGTGTTATTTGTTCTACTACTGTGTATTTGTCGTTTGGATATTTTTTATTGTGCTGCTCTGCTATTTCTTCTGCAGTAGCTCTGTCATAGTATCCAGGAAGTCCTGGATTAACTCCATTTTTGTTTACTATTTTATAAATCTTATAACTCGACATCGAATATTATCGTTGTTTTTACTAAGGTTAATAATCCTTTATCATAGATTGTTAGATAAAGTTTCTGATCGTTTTGGGAGATTTGAATGCCTAGATATATATCAGGGATTTTTCCTTCTAAAATAAGCTTAAAATGCTCCTCCATGTTATTTTGAGTTTCAAGTAAAGAATAACCTGCTTCTCTTTGGGCTATTGCAAACTCAATTATCTCGTTTAATTCTTCCATTTTTGATAAAAGCTATATAATAATTTTTTAATATATAATATATATAATATATATAATAATTACTTTTTATTTCTTTTGCTACTTTTCTTTGTTGATGCAAATATACAAAAATTTTTTGACATATGCAAGTTTTTTTAATTTTTTTTAATTTGTTTTAAGCCTCGGCCTGACCAAACATAAAACCATCTTTATTTTTTTCTTCTGCTGCTTCAAGAATCTTTGGGTAGACTTTTATGTTGTTTGGGGCAATTAAATAATCTATTGTTACTACTTCACTATTATCTTTTTGTTTATAATATTTTTGCCAAGGGGAATCAAATTTAACAACTTCTTTATAAAAGTAGTATGCTTCTCTGTCTGTTGTAAACTCTAAAAGAACAGTTCTATCTACTAGTTCTCCTTCTGTTATACTTGTTAAAAATTCTTCTAATTCTGGTAAATTTGTAAATTTACTCACTACTGCTGTTACCATATTTATTTTTAATTTTAAAACTCATGATTATCAAGGTTAATTTGTTTGTTTGCTTCTCTCATTATTTTTAAAAGAACTCTATCAGGGTGTAATATACCTTCTGGGTACCTTAGATTTACTTCTCCTCTTAGATAACCTTGATAATGTTCTTTAATGTCTTGCCAATCTGTGTAAAAATTAGTATGTTTAGAATTAGAACAAGCCTCTGCAAATTCTGCTAAGGTGGCTTTTGGTTTTTCAGCCCATGTTTGGGAATACTTTTTTAGTATTTTATTTGGCACAAATTGTAAAAAAATTGTATCTAGTTTCATAATGTGTTTTTATATGCTGCAAATATACAAAAAAAAATTGACATATACAAGAAAAAAAATAAATTTTTTAAAAAAAATTTTTTGGAAAAAAAAATTAATATGGATGGGTGTGGGTTATTATCCAATATCAACCCCCACTCTTTTTCAGTTTTGTGGGAGTACCCCACACAAAAACAAATGTTTATTTAATCCTTAAAAAACAAAATTATGTTGACTCCAACATTAACATGGGATCACAAACCTGCTTACTTAGCAGACGCAGTGATTAGTGGAAAACTTCCGGACGAGCCGAAATTTTTAACCACTAGAACAGGTAAGAACAAGGGTAAAACCCAGTTCGCTACCACCCAGTTCACATTCAAGAATGCTTCTGGGCAAGACATTCCAACAACAGGTATGTTGTGGAAATGGCAATTTGACCAGAACTTTGACAAGTTAACTGGCAAAAGTGAGGACAAAACTTGTCAGTTGTTGCTCTCACCTAAAGAAGACAACGAAGAAGAATTCTACGTGTCTTTGTATTCACCACAGTCAGTTGCACTGACTAGTGCTGATGTCTTTGGGACCTTGTCCCAAGAAGACATTGACAAGTTGGTGGTCTCCGCAGCAGAGCTGGCGGGAGAAGCCACCTAATGAAAGGGGATTAAATCCCCTTTTTCGTGGTTAAAAAGCATATCGAGGATTCAGTTTACTCGGTGTTTTGTTTGTTTGGCTTTAAATAAGCCCGTTTAAGAGACTTTTAGAGTAGCAGTGGTATGTTGGTACAGATCCATTGTTAAAGTTTCTTAGAAGGCTTCTAAAAGCCTGAGAGAGGATAATAGGTGTGTAGTTTGGATTTACCATTTATAGTATGACTTAGTTCATCGCTTAATATGTTGTACTATACCTCTTCACACCTTTTCCTCTCTTTTTAAATTGTGTATTTTTACATCTCACAATATTTTATAGCTTTTACAGCTATTAAGAACCTCTGATGAGTCTTTGAAAATTAAGACGAAACATAACGCATAAACATTATGTCAGGTTTAACAATATAAATATAGTGTCATGTTTGAATACACACACATAGTGAAAGATAATAAAGGAGGAGAATGGGGAGCATTTCAAAATGAAGGAATGGCAAAAATTATGCAAGAAGCATTAGCTACAAAGTTTTCTCATAATTATAAAACTGGAATACAATTCTTTACAGAGCCAATTAAATAACAATTTAAACCTCACTGGATTCAGGCAACTGATGAAGGTGAGGTTATTATTTAATCAATAATTAAATAACTAACTAATCAATATTATGGCAACCAAACGAATTAATGCCCACCGTATTGACAAGTATCGTTTTTCAGTCCGCTTCAAATCATGGGCTGACTACTACGATATCCGTACAGTGGGACAAGCCCGAGCAATCCTCGATGAGCTACCACCGACAGTTTTGTTCTTCCACAACAAGGGAGCAAGTACTATGCGGTGCAGTAGGCTCAAAAAAGAGCTAAGGGAGTACATAGAGTGTGAACAATAGTAGCACTCACTCCCGATCCCTAGTTACTCTTGTACTATAACCAAGAGGATAATGCCCAGACCAGAGCTGAGTGAATCTGGCAACCACACTTAACCACATTAAATCGAGCAAGATGTCAGAAGAAAAACAAATAGAAGAGTTCATCCGTCAAGGCAAGAGCCTTGAATTTGTGTTAGGATACTTCAATAACCCACAAGAATACCACCTATCCAGAGAATGGATAACAAAGGTCTATGTCCTTAACGTGGTATCCTTCAACATGCACAAGGCATGGATGAGATCTCTAGTGGACAATAAGCCACTGACAAATAACGAGGTTATACTAGACTATGAGTCTATGTTGAACAACCCAGAGCAGGTCAGTCTCAAGGGAATGACCCAGGAGGAGTCGAATGACTACCAAGACCTTGTAGCAAAGTTTGTTGCTACTCCACAATGAAAAATAATAAATTAATCCCAGAGTTGTCAAATTAAATGTTGTAAGGTTTATTTAATATTGACAACTTTGGGTTAATTTTTATAAAACTTTATAATTTTAAAAACTACTAATTATGATTTCAACCTCATCAGCTGTAAAAGCAGCTAAACTTTCAGCTTATGCCACACAACTTACTAAAAATGTAATTTGGTTTAAACCAGAAAATACTTCAAGTGGTTATATATTTAAATGTTCAGATGAAAATTTTGATGTAAATATATTTAATCGTTGTAGAAAACCTATATTAAGAGATTTAAATCTTATTATTAAAAATAATAAAATTTATAATCTTAAATTAAGATCAAAATTAAGACTTTAATAATTAAAACTAAACAATACAACTATGAAAAAATTCTTATTATTACTCGTATTAACTTTTTTTATTGTATCATGTAGCAGTAGAAAAGAAGTTCTTCTTGACAATGGTGAAATACACAGTGTTTTTGATGAAGATAAATATCATGAAATAACTGATGAAGTATTGGTAGTAACCTATACTAACAATTATGGTAAATTTGCTTACATTAAAAGTATCTGGATGGATAAAAAACCTAAATCACATCATATCACCACTAAAAAACTAATAAATGGTGATACAGTAGATCAAACAACCTTTTATACTTATCACAAAGGTACATTTATAAAAAAATAAATGGCAAAACAGTTAAAGATTACTTAATTATATTGGCGTGGGTTTGAAAAATAATCCGTTTGGTAGGGTACAGCCTTCTGCATAAAACGAGCCGCCTTTGCAGATTTATAGGTGGATGGTACAAGAACTTAGACAAAACGAGCCACCTGTCTAACGCCAATTAATTACAACCTATTTAATTAAGCACCGACCTTCATCGGCGCATTAACTATATACAATGTTATGCATGGTGGTAACGTAGCATTACACACAACTCGTAATAACCATAAACCCTGAGAAATGACAGCAGTACAAATAGGCGATAAGTGGGCTGTTTTTAAACTTAGTACGGGAAGATATAAATCAATAAAAATATATGCAAAAAAACAAATGGAAAGAGATAGATATTTTTTTACTATAAAAAAAGCTAATGAGATAAACAGTAATCGAAAATTAGCCGAATTGGAGGCTCTTGAAATGATGAGGTGCTTTGAAAGGCAGGGCAACCAAAAACACTCAATAGAAGGGAGTCATATTTACGGGCAATCTGTTATAGTTGATAAAATGTTTGTTTTGGTTGTTGAAAAATACAAAAGCATAACGAGGTGAGTGAAGAAAATTTAAAAAAATTGAGGGAAAATGTAATTGTAAAATAGATTGGCACTAATTCTAAACCTTGAGAGATGATGTACAAACTTATCACACCCTCAGAAGTTTTCTATGGAGAAAGAAAAGGAGATGCTGTTAAATTTCCAAAAGCCATAACCAAGTTTAGATTTTGGTTGTGGTTAACTAATCCGTACGTCAGAGTTGTTCGCTACAAAAAAGACATAAAAGAAGTTGTCTTTTATCAACGATACAGAAAACTATTAAATTCTAAACCCTGAGAGATAGAAATAGTATACGCATAACTTTAACAATTCTTTAAAAAATAAATTAAAAAAGCCTATAGCTCAATTGGATAGAGCACCAGCCTTCTAAGCTGGTGGTTGTAGGTTCGAGTCCTACTAGGCTTACAAACAAATAAATATTTAAAGGCTCAGTGGTGGAATTGGTAGACACGAGGGACTTAAAATCCCTTGCTCTGAAAGAGCGTGGAGGTTCAAATCCTCTCTGAGCTACTAAACTAAAATAAATAATATGAAAGCAACTTTAAAAAAAAGAAAAAAAAACAAAAATATTAAATCTCCTTATCAAGTAATATTTAAAATAAAAAATAAAGAAAATAATACATTTTCTGTGAAAAAGAAAAAATTTAGATATTTATCATTTGCAAGAAGATTTGCAAACCAGGTAAATAGGGAGAACATGCTTATTACTTTATGTAATAATAAAGGAACTAAACTCACACTCTGAAAAGAGTTGTTTTTCATGTTGTCATGATTAGTTTTTAGATGGAAAGGGCTCAACAATTGTTGGGCTCTTTTTTTATTCCTTTTAATTAATAAGATTATGTTTTCTAATAAAAATAGTTGACTCAATTAGGAGGATTTTATTATATGACAATATGTAGACTAGTAGAGGAATTTAGGCGGAATTCTATTTACTAGTCTTTTTAAAAACTTTAACAATGAAAGATTATAGTTATTCAAGAATATCGTTGCAAATGTTTATTGCAGCAATATTAATTATATACACAGCTACTTGTACAGGACAAATAGGTTGGCAACCTGATAGAGAAGATAGAATCTCTATTATAAATGGTTTTGACGTTAAAAATGCTATTGTAGGCGGTAAAAAAAATGATGAAGGTGTTAGAAGAAACACTCAAGCATTTGTATGGAAAGGTGGATTTAGCATTAATAGAGATTATTGGGAAGGACATTTATTTTTAAGCGTATTTCAACAAATAGATTATACCTCTATAGGAATATCTATTAATAGAGAAATAGCTACATTTAGTCTTAGAAGTGGATATTTTGCTGATCCCAATAACGATTCTACTCTTGCTTTTTTAACTGGAGTGCAAGGTGAATTTGTAGGAAGAGATGGAATGGTTATGTTTAATCCAGAACTAACTACTTTTAATCCAAGTATAATAGGTAAAATTAGATGGGATAGAATATTTCATTCTAGATTTTATTTAGAATTTTCAGGCTCTTTCACTGCCAGATATGATATAAAAGCATTAAATGGTGATAATTCTAAATGGCAAATGTTTGAAAATCCATCAGGATTCTTATCAATAGGTATTATTTTAAATTAATAATAAAATGAAACAAAATTTAATTAAACAAGTATACCCATTCCTGGTAATATTACTGGGAATAGGTATGCTTATACATCAAATTATTAATGGAGGAGATTATTTAAGCCTTATTTCTGGTTTCTTCTTAATTTTTACAGGTGTAAGTATTGTATTTTACACAAAAACTTTTTTATTGGACGCAGAAACAGAGGCAGTTTATGAGAAAATTATATTGCCCATTGGGTATTTAGTTTTTATTGTTCTTTTTTTTATAGGATTTTTTAAATAAATTATTTATGCTATAATTATATAAAAATGTCAGAAAAAGATATATTAGCTATTTTAGAATATTACATAGAACTTATTGAACAAGCTTATTCTTTTGGGTGTATTATTAATTTATATACTACATTAAGTTCTGACATAGAATTAATTAATGAAAAAAGTGTATTTGTAGCAGAATTTTTATATTCCATATTAGAAGAAAAAAATTACAATCTAGTATTTTAAATTATGATACATGTAAAAACTTTTAAAAATAAATATGTATGGCGTAGAAAAAAAATACTTGCAAATCTTAAAAGAAAAAGTATTAAAGAATATAGAATACGTGAAAAATTTGTTATATTAAAAGGAAATTTATATCTTCATATTTTTCATAACGACACCCAAAGAATATATAAATATAATAAAAATCACATTTATATTAAAATCTTAAATTTATTTTGTAAAAAGTATTTAGTTAGACAAGACTAAATATTTTAAATATGAATTTAAGCATTTTTACAATAGGATTTAATCATTCTGAGTTTAAGAGTGCTACTTTAGAAGATTGTTATAATTATCTAAAAGAGAAAAAAATAATCTCATTAGATATAGAAACAACCCGTAAGTTTGGCGGAAAGATTGACAAACAAATAAAAGATAAATTTTATAAAGGTAAGATTTATAAAAACAAAGAAGGATTAGATCCTTACTTATCTGAAATAATAATGTTTCAGATAGGTGATTTAGAAAGACAATATATTATTGATGTAAGAAAAATTAATAATATAACCAGTATATTGTCTTTACTTACAGACCCTCTTGTTGTAGTAGTAGGGCACAATTTAAAATTTGAATATAAACATATATTACACAATTATAATGTTCGTATAAATAATTTATACGATACTATGATTGTGGAGCAAATTTTAAAAAATGGTTATAAAACAAACTTCTCTTTAAAAGCTATTGTCCAAAAGTATTTAGATATAGATATAGACAAAAACACCAGGTCTAATTTTAGTACTATTGGTCAAAAAGATTTTAAAAAAGAAGAAATTGAGTATGGTGCTTGGGATATTTATTATCCTCTTAAAATAAGAACAGCACAACTCAATAAAATTGTAAGACATAATTTAATGCCATGTTTAAAATTAGAAATGTTATTCATAGAAGTCTTAGGTGACATTGAATATAAAGGAATGCATTTCAATAAAGAAATATGGTTAAAAACTTATGAAGATAATTTAGTTATATTTAAACAGTACGAAAATAAACTAAATAATTTTGTTTTAAATAATTTAGGTGATAGTAAATTTATAGAAAAACAATTAGATTTATTTTCAAATGAAATTAAAACCAATATAAATTGGGGTAGTCCTAAACAGGTTGTAGATTTATTTAAACATTTGAATATATGCCCACAAGCTGTTTCTACTACTACAAAAGAATTATCTTATACTGTTAATGCTAATGTTGTTAAAAGCTCTTTAAATACAATTAATAAAGATATACCAGAAGATTTAAAGACTTTTATTGAAGATTATTTATTATACAAAGAATATGAACAATCTTGTACTACCTTTGGAAAAGATTTTTTTAAACATATTCATCCAATTACAGGTAGATTACATAGTAATTATAAACAAATTCTTGCCACTGGTCGCATTAGTAGCAGTGGTCCTAATCTTCAAAATATACCAGCAAAAGAAGAGTTCAGAAAAGCATTTGATGCACCTTCCTTATTTAAAATTGTAAATGCAGACTATTCTGGACAAGAACAAATTATTCTTGCAAATAAATCTCGTGATGAAGATTTAATTTCTTTTTATAAACAAGGTCTTGGAGATATGCACAGCTTTGTAGCATCTAAAATATTTCCAGAACTTGCAAATTTATCTCTAAAAGAAATTAAAGACAATCACAAAGATAAAAGGCAAATAGCCAAAGCTGCTGGTTTTGCCATTAACTATGGTGGCAATGGCTATACTATTGCTGAAAATTTAGGAGTATCTACGGAAGTAGGTGATAAAGTTTATGACGCTTATTTTAAAGCCTTTCCTGGTTTAAAACTTTATTTTGATACAGTACAACGTAGAACTCTCAAAACAGGTTATATTTTAATTGATAATATTACTAATAGGAAAAATTGGTTTTATGAACCTAAATCTCCTACAGAAGTAAGTAAAATTAAACGTAATGCTTTAAATTATCCTATTCAAGGAGAAGCAGGAAGTATTACAAAATATGCTACTATATTATTTAGAAATTGGATACTTAAATCAAATCTGCAAACAAAAGTATTTATTACTAATATAGTACATGATGAAATTAATGTAGAATGTAACCAAGAGATTGCAGAGTTAGTAGCTACTAACTTAGAAAAGTGTATGAAAAAAGCAGGAGATAAATGGTGTAAAATTATACCATTAAAGGCTTCTGCTGTAATAACTAATTTCTGGAATCATTAATATGACAAAAATTGATACAAAAAAACTTGAAAGTTTAAAACAATTTATTACTTTTTATGATAAACCTCAATTTGCAGTAGATTATTTATATGAAATCTACAAAGATGATTTAATCACTATAAAAAATAAATTGTTAGAGTGGTTTGAACTTGATATGTCTATATATGAAATTATAAATATTCTTGAACAAGAAAAAAGTAGAAACATTGACATAGGAGGACATCAATACACTTTATCTTTTAAGGATGTATTTTAACAATTTAAATATGAGTAAAGATGTAGAATGTCCTTGTTGCTTAGGTACAGGAGAAATAGTTCTTAGAGGCAAATATAAAAAAAAATGTAATATATGTGAAGGAACTGGTAAAACTTCTTCTGAAATAGCAGAGGATTACATTCATAGTATCAATGTAAATTATACAGACACAAATGAGGACTTTTTTGATTATTGACAAAAATGTTCTTGATTATTATAAAATAACTTTTGATGAATTATTATTTCTATATTATTTGTTTAGTGGTGATAAATTATCTCCTAATGTTGATTCTTTAACTGAAGAGAATTTAAAAACATTAGAAGATAAAAAATTAATTAAAATTACTACAAATAATATTACTCTTAGAGAAGCAGGTAAAGAATTAATTGAATTCTATACTATATCTGCAGATTTACAATTTGAAAAAAAGAAAAAAACAATAAAAATATCTGATCGAAAATTAAATGAACAAATTGATAATTTTGTAGATGTTTTTAGGAGTAAATGGAAAGGTCTTAAAGTAGGAGCTATGGGAGATAGAACCGCTGTTAAATCAAAACTAAAAAGATGGATTCAAGCCAATAAAGGTATTGAATTAGATGTGATTTTAAAAGCTGTTGATCTTTATATTAATACTGAAGGTAGAGACCCTAGATTTCTTCAAAGAGCAGATTATTTTATATACAAACAAGACACTAAAAAAAATGAAGCTTCTCGTCTTTCTGCATATGTAGATGAAATTCTACAAGGAGCCAATACAGATGACGATTGGACAAGTAAATTATCTTAATGAGCTTATATAATAGAGTTTTAAAAGATATAAATGATCGTAGAGACAGAATCCTTGACGGTCATGTGAATTGTATTCCTTGGGGATTACCTCGTTTTGAAAATGAAAATCCAGGTATTGAACAAGGTAAATATTATTTACTAACTGCGAATACGAAAGTGGGTAAAGTTTTGCCCCTGTAAGTGGTAACATTTACAGCAAATTCCGAATTAAGTTAAAATGAATGTAGATACAAAAAATGAAAAAGAATTAATTGTATTAGAGGTAATAAATGAATTTTTTCCCGAAGAAGAAGGATTTAATTTACACGCTTTAAAAGAAATTACTGGAGAAAATATAGTTCTTAAAGATGTTATTTATAAAACTATTAAAGTTTTATCTAAAAGAATTTCTAAAAAAGCAAAATTAAATTTACTTACTCCTACTATCAATATTAATAAAAGAAATAATACAAGAAGTATTTATTTAATGGATATAAATAATAGAGTAGTAGGAAAAAGTATAGAGAAAAATCCAAAAGATATTCTTAGATATGCTTTTAGAGGCAAAGATTATATTTTATTACCTGACTCTTCAATAATTTATTCTCGTAAAAGAAAATGAAAACATACTTTCTTGAATTACTTGTAGAAACAGATGATGATACAATTTTTGATGAGAAAATCATAACAAAATTTGTAAGAGTAGACAATGTTAATAGTCTACAAAGAAAACTTCCTGTTAAATTTCCTAATTTAATAGAAATTAGGAACATTCAGTTAATTCAAGATGATTACTATGAATCATTATTAGAGTTAGCACGCCAATTTTGCCAAATTTATAAAAATGAAAATCCTGATAAAATTATTGCAGAGTTTTTAAAATTTGTGCAAGAAAAATTTTAGCAAACGGGGAAAATCTTTAATATTATAAAATGTAATCAATGAAAAAAATACCAATAAATTATGTAGATTTACAAAATATTCAATATAAATTAAATTTTAATCTAATTTTTCATAAAAATGAAATAGAACTTCTTAAACAATTAGTAGATGAAAAAGTTCAAGAAATTGAAAAAGAAAAAACTAAATATAGAGAAGATTGGTATAATAAACCAGATTACAATTTATTAGTTGAAGACAATCCCGTGCCGTCACTTGATAAAATTAAACAATTATGTATAGATTATCAAAATGGAAAAAGAACATCTATAAATACTTTGTATGAAATTGAATTAATTTTACAAAACGGTGTAGAGACTGACAAGGAACAACCTGATTATAAAAAAGTATATTTTATTTTAATGGAATATTGGGATTCTTTACCAGATGAAGAAAAACCATTACTTGATGAAAAATTAAAAAAATATGGATTATAATGTAAAAAAACCAAAAGAATGTTGTAATAATAATTGTACAAATATATTTTATGTACCTGATTATTTATTACATCAAGCATTACAATGTAAAAAATGTTGTAATTAGGTTGATGAGACAGTCCGAACTATAAATATAAAATATAAAAAATTATAAAAATGAATCTCAAGACAACACAAATTAGATGTACAAATTCTAAAAATTTTAGAATATCTGTTAATAAAATCTATAATGTTGAAAATGAAACAGAAGATAAATATGAAATTATAAATGATTTAAATCTTCTTCAACAATATAGTAAATCACTTTTCCAAATTGTTAAACAAGAAGAAGAAAAATTTGATATTAATAAGTTAAAATTACATCAAAAAAATACAGATTTATCTTTAATATATAATGAAGGAAAAATATTTACTTTAAAAAATATTTTTGATAACTTTTCTTACACACAATCTCCTATTAGTTGTGCTATTTTAGAAATTTATGGAATTAATCCTTTTATTTCTTCTTTACTAAATAATAAAGTATTTGATGAATTTTTAACTTATAACAATTTAGTAAAAGATAAAAATATTGTTACAGAAGCTATTTTTGCATCTACTATAAACACTGTTATGGAAGAAATGGATAATACTCTTTTTTTATTATCTACTAATATAGCAGATGAAAATAATAAATTTAATGATGCAGAAGAGGAAGAAATACCAGAAGTAAAAGCTCAACTTAGATATGGTATTATTGATACTGTTTTATCTAATTATCCTTCAGTTTTAACTCACACAACCCATAATGTAAAATCTAGTAACAATATTAAAGTTTGGATTATTAATAAAAGTGAATTAGATTTTTCAAATGCAGTAGTATTTGATTCAGTTGTTTATGAGGAAGTAATATTAGTAGAATAATTTTTTATATATTAAATTATAGAATTAGGCAGAAATGGCCTAATCGAAAAAGAATTTTCTTTTTTAGTAACAAATTGAAAACGCAAATAACTGATTGGTTATTTGTTTATAATCCTATTCGCAAAGTAATTGATGAAAATCTAAACATAAAATTAAAAATATTTTATTTTAGTTTAGAAATGTCTAAAGAACAAAAAATGCTCTCTGCTTTTTCTAATATATTATATTTAAAAGAAGGCATTAGAGTGGCTCCTAGTGATCTTAGAAGTACTAAAAGTAGTAAAATATTGTCACCAGAAATTTTAAAAAAAATAGAGGAATACAAACCTTATTTTGAAAAAATAGAAGAATTAGTAACTTTTATAGATAACATTAGAAATCCTTTTGGAATTTATAAAATACTAAGAGAATACGCGCAAGCTAATGGTACTCAACATAAAAAAGAAATTGAGATTACTGATCCCAAAACAGGTAAAACACAAAAAATAGAGATAGATGATTATTATCAGCCTAATAATCCAGATGAATATGTTATGATAATAATAGATCATGTTGGACTTATTACTCCTGAAAATAATACAAGTTTACACCAAGCTATTACAAAATTATCTTCTGATTATTTGATTTTACTTAGAAATAAATATAATTATATACCTGTTGTTATTCAACAACAAGCAGCTTCTCAAGAATCTCTTGAACACGCTAAAGCTAATAAACTTAAACCTACCTTGAATGGATTAGGTGATTGTAAATTAACTCAACGTGATGCTGATTTAATTATGGGATTATTTAGTCCCTTTAGACATGAACTTCCAGAATATATGGGGTATGATATTAAAGCTTTTAGAGATCATATCAGATTTTTAGAAATTTTGGGAGGTAGAAGTGGAGGAGGAGGTACTGTTGCTCCTTTGTTTTTTGATGGTGCAGTTAATTTTTTTAAAGAATTACCTAAACCAGATGATATAACAAATATGCAAAAAGTATATACTTCTTTAAAACAAATTAATAATTAATAAAATTCCCCTCTTAATTGAGGGGAATATTTTTATGAAAAATTTAGGAATAAGAGAAAATAAAAATAAATTAAAATGGTCTTTAGTTTCTTTTTCTGCTTTAAAACCAATGGTAGAAGTATTAATGTTTGGAGCTAACAAATATGATGCACACAATTGGAAAAAAGGTTTAAAGTGGACAGAAATATTAGAAAGTATGCAAAGACATATAATTTCTTTTATGGAAGGAGAAGATAATGATAAAGAAAGTAAACTTTATCATGTAGGACACATTTTATGTAATGCTATGTTTTTATCTTATATGTTTTTATTTCGTAAAGATTTAGATGACAGATTCAAAGATGATACAATGGCTTGATAATATTTATTTTTCTTCTTTTTTAATTTGTATATTACAAATAATATTTTTTTATGCTCGTAGTTTAAATATTATTCATGTAAATAATTTACAAATAACAAAAGCAATAATAAGTACTAATGTTATATCAGTATTATGGCTATTATCTATGACCATTGGTGTAAATGCTATTCTCAAGGATAGTTGGTTTCCAATTTTAGGTTATATGATAGGAAGTAGCATAGGCACTTTTATACCATTGAATAAGAAGAAAAAAGAAAAAAATAATAAATGAAAAAAATATATTTAGCAGTTCCTTATTCTGGAATGAGAGACAGTTCTTATAAACAAGTAAATATTGCTACTATTTTATTATTACAACAAGGATATAATGTATTTAGTCCTATAACACATAGTCATCCTTTAACTTTAATATCAGAATATGAAGTTCCAGGTAATTGGGAATTTTGGCAAAAAATTGATTATCAATTCATAGATTTTTGTGATGAAGTATTTGTACTTATACCAGAAGAAGGCTATAATAAAGTATTACAATCTACAGGGGTTCAAGCAGAAATTAAGTATGCTCAACAACATAATAAACCGATTAAATATTTTAAAATACAAAACGGCACTATACAATTCAAAGAAAAAAATAATACTACCATATTATCCTAAAATGAATTTAGATTATTATGACCCAAAAGTACCATGTTTTGTAAGAGCTGTTCCTTCTTACGATTGTTATTTATTTGTATATAGTGATCGTAATTTAACAAGTAATAGAAAATTATCAAAACAAAAATTTCAAAAAGTTAGTAATACTTTTTGTTTTGCAGGACTTAAAAATTTTTTAAATAATGATACAGAATATGTTGCTAATGGTACAGATATTAAAAATGTAAAAGGAATATTCATATCAAAATTTAGAGCTAATAAGTTAGAAAATAATACAAGACATAAATGGAATAAAAGAGATGAAAAAGCTTTACTTGCTACAATATCTTATATTAATGAATTCACTACTTGTAAATTAGTAACTTACAACGATAAAAGTTATATTTATTATGAGTTTTTTACAAATTCATATTTAAAAAATCTTATTATTTTAAATTTTTTAAGAATTTTTTGGCATAGTAATGGTTTAAAAAGAACTTCTTATTATAAAGAACTTATACAAAATAAAAGAGAAAAGGGAGAAGATAGTTTAAAATTTTTATTAAGAATTTATAATAAAAATTTAGATTGGAACAATTTAGGTTATCAAAAAATTTTTAATCATTCTAATATTTCTCCCTGTCATAGAAAAATAAGTCATAAAACTTTAAAAAGAATTTCTAGAAAAGAATATACTTGTTTAGCAAACCTTATTGGAAGTAAAAAAGCTAAATCTAATTATGATTTAATACCAAAAATTCCAAAATAAAAATTATGAGTAAATATTCAAGAAGAAGACATTATTTACATCAAAGACCTGATATAGATATTAAAAGATATTTTAGAAAATTAAAAAAGAAAAAAAATGAAATAAATGGCATTAATTGATAAAAAATATCATACTCTTTTAAATAAAATTTTTAATTCAGGTTATGATTATCAAGACCCTAATAGAAAAGAAGTTTTAAGAAGAGAAATACCAAGTTATAGGTTTGAATATAATATGTCTGAAGGTTTCCCAGCTATAACTACTAAAACATTATATTGGAAAGGTGTAGTAGGAGAACTTCTTTGGTTTTTAAAAGGAAATACCAATATTAAATATCTTATTGATAATGATATTCATATCTGGAATAAAGATGCTTATAATCATTATAAAGAGCGTTATAATAGTTTAGTAAGACAAGGTTTTGCTCAATCACAAAATATTTTTACATTTGAAGAATTTATAGAAACTATTTTAAATAGAACTATAGAAGAATTATATCAATTTCAAAGTATTCCTGATTATACATTAGGAGATTTAGGAAGGGTGTATGGAGCTCAATGGCGTGAATGGTTTGTAGATTCTTTGCCAGTTTATGAAAAACATTCATATAATTGGAGAAATACTAGGATAGAGTATTTAAAACGTAGTTATTTAGACCAAATTGATTATCTCATTTATGATATGATTAAAACTCCTATGTCTACCCGGCTTATTGTAACTGCTTGGAATCCTGGGGAACTTGACCAGATGGCTCTACCACCATGTCATAAAGGATTTCAAGTTATGTGTTATCCTCTTAAAAAAGGTGGATATGGATTTGATTTAGTATGGGAGCAACGCTCTGTAGATACTTTCTTAGGGTTACCTTTTAATATTGCTTCTTATGGTTTATTAATGCATATACTTTCTAAAATAACAGGTTATATTCCAGGAAAATTAATTGGGGATTTGAGGAATGTTCACATATATCATCCTCATTTTGAAGCCGTAAAAACACAATTAAAAAGAAGTACAAATTTTAGATTTAGTAATTGTACTTTAAAAATTAAAAAAAATTTAAAAAATTTAAAAGACTTAGAAAAAAGTGAGATTGATGATTATATCTTAAAAGGATATAAATCTCAAGGTAAAATTCCGGCAGAAATGTTGGCATTATCATAAACTTTAACAATGTATCTGTGTTTTATTAATTAAAAACATAAGATATAATATGATGATGGAATTACCATTTAAAAAAATTGAGGCTGATCGAGTTAACCCTGAAACAGTGGTTATATTTAGTCAGCCAAAAATGGGTAAAACTACTCTTGTAGCAGCTTTACCTGGTTGTTTAATTTTTGATTTAGAATCTGGTTCTCATTTTGTAGATGCTTTAAAAATTGATATTATTAAAGAAGCATCTAAAAATAAAGAACTACCTATTTCTACTTTAAAAAAGTACATTGAACTTATTAAAGAGAAAAATGAAGAAAAGGGTAAGAAAATTTATCCTTATATTGCAATTGATACTGTAACGGCATTGGAAGATATTGTTTTACCTCTTGCTAATCAATTGTATAAAAAAACTTCAATGGGTAGAAACTGGGTTGGTACAGATGTTACTACTTTACCAAACGGTGCAGGTTATAAATATACTAGAGATGCTCTTAGTATGGTTATTAACGAATTAAAAGAAATTTGTGATACTTTAATTATATTAGGACATGTAAAAGACAAATTAGTTGAAAGAGAAGGCAAAGAAATGACAGAAAGAGGTCTTGCTTTAACTGGTAAAGCTTCTTCTATTCTTTGTTCTCAAGTAGATGCTGTAGGATATTTATATCGAAAAGACAATCAAACTATTATTAATTTTAATTCTTCTCCTAACTTGTTATCAGGAGCAAGATCACCTCATCTGAAGGGCAAAGAAATTATTGTTGCCGAATCAGACCCACAAACTGATGAAATAAAAATAAATTGGACAGATATTTTTATTAATTAATAAAAAGTGGTAGGTATATGGACGGAATTAAAACAATATGATAGATTTAAACAGTAACGAATTTAACACTTCAAAACCTATTTTTAATAATGGACAGGCAGGACTAGTAGAAGGTGTAGATATTGCTATTGAAAAAAGAGCAGTAGATGAACCAGAAAATAGACCTGATTATAAACTCATCGTAACAGATGAAACAGGCGCTGTTATCAATGAGGGTTTTTATTATCCACAACCTAATCCTCAAAAAACAGAAGAAGCTAATCAAAAATATGCTAAACTTCAAATTAATAGAGTTTTGCAAATTGCAAAGGTTGTTATGGGGAAAGACTATGTTTTTCCAGAAGTTAATAGCACAAAAGAAGCTTTTGATGTTCTTTTTAAATTAGTAAAAGAAAATGCAAGTAATCATAAATATAATGTTTATGTTACTTTTGGTACATTAGCTTATCCTAATAAAAAAGGTTATTTGAGTCTTAGGTTTTTTGATTTTATAGAAAGAGCAGGTGAAAAACCTACTTTATTTAAAAAACCAAGTGATTTAATGGAAAAACTTATTCCTGACACTGATGAAGGCGTTATGAAACAAGATAATCCTGTTCAAGATGTAGAGAATTGGAGTTAATAATTAATTAAATAAGGGGGATTAATTTCCCCCTTATTTTTTAAAACTAATTATGGAAGTTGTTTATAGAAAAACACAAAAAGAAAAACAAAAAGAATTTAAAGCAGATAAAGAATTTTTTGAATTTCTATATCAATTTGCTTTACAAGTTTTTCCTGAAGAATTAAAAAAAGAACAGACTTATATTATGAATGTTTGTTTAACAGAATTAAACAAAAATTAAAAACTAAAACAACGATGAGAGCAATTAATGACCCGATATTATGGTTAGCTCTAATTGGTATTACAGCAGGACTAATTGAACTGTTGCGGATTAATTATAAACAAAAAAACAATGAAAAATGATTATAAAAAATATGCTATAAAAAAACATACAGCTAAAAAAATAGGTTTTAGCTTAATTTGGACAATGGTTTTAATAGCTATTCTTGGTAGTATTTATATGGTATTAACACCTCCAATGTAATGACTATTAATTTAAATAAAAAAGATCCTTCTAAGGAACATATTTTTTCTTATATACAAGATATAGATATATATAGATATTATATGCAACAAGATATTGCTTTATCTAAAAGCTATAAATCTTTATTTAGAGAAGAAAATGTTCCTTCGTTGAGATTTTTTTTAAATAAAAAAACAGGAGAAATATGGTTTAATGATTTTAAGTATAAAGGTGATTGTATAGAATTTGTTAAACTATTGTTTAATTTATCTTATTATGAAGCATTAAATAAAATTATTGTTGATTTTAATTTAAAATGGCATTTTAATTATAAAGAAATTGAAGCTTCTAATTATAAACAAGAAAAAAATACAAAAAGCAGAGAAAAATTATTATCTGAAAGTTCTGGAAAAATCTTAGCAAAAAAAACAAGACAATGGAAAGAACATGATATAATGTTTTGGGAAAAATTTGGAATTTCTTTATATACATTAAAAAAATACAGAGTTTCCCCTATTAGTTATATTTTTTATAATAAAGAAGGTTCTGCTGTAAAAGCAGATAAATATGCTTATTCTTATGTTGAGAAAAAAGATAATAAAACATCTTTAAAAATATATCAACCTTATAATAAAAAATATAAATTTTTAAATAATCATAATTATTCTGTTTGGCAAGGATGGGAACAATTACCTTTAAGACATAAAGAATTAATTATTACAAAATCATTAAAAGATGTAATGGCAATTGTAGAAAATTTAAGAATTCCTGCTGTAGCATTACAATCAGAAACAGTATTACCCAAACAACATATTATAGATCAGTTAAAAGAAAGATTTAAACATATTTATATTTGGTATGACAATGATTATGATAAAGAAGAAAATGTTGGACAAATTAAAGCTAAAGAATTAGCTACAAAATTTGGACTAAAATCAATTACTATACCTGATAGATATCAATGTAAAGATTTTAGTGATTTAATAAAAGTTTGGGGAAGAAAGAAAAGTATAGAGATATATAAAAAAGAAATTTATTTACCTTTTTAAATATGAAAAATAAAGTATTAGTAGCAGTTTATGGAACTTTAAGATTAGGACATAATAATTATAAAACTTTCTTAAAAGATTCAAAACATTTAGGAACTTTTAGAACAGAACCTATTTATACAATGTTTAGTTTAGGAGCATTTCCTGCTATAATAGAAACAAATAGAAGTGCAACTTCTATTACAATGGATGTTTTTGAAATAGATAATGAAAATACAGCAAAACAATTAGATAATCTTGAAGGCTATATTGGGGAAGGAAAAAATAATCTTTATAATAAAGATATTATTCCTACTCCTTGGGGAAATGCTTTTGTTTACCTGGCAGGTAATAGAATAGATTTAAAAAATTTACCTATAGTTGATTCTGGAGATTGGAATGATCAAAGTATGATTAATAAAGTACATAAAATTGTAGATGAAGTATAGACCACGAATTAGAAGTAGACATCCTTCTCATAATGTATTGAGAAGAATTTTACCAAAAGTTGAAAAAACAGTAGTTGTTAGATTTGGTTCAACTACTATATCAAATGCAAATATTGAGGTAAACACAATAGAAGCAGTAAAAAACTCATCTGATAAATTAAAAATGAAAAATAAATTTTTAGAAGCAGATGTAAGAACTCCTATATGGTTTACTTTTTATAAAAATTACAATTTTTTTAATTGCATTACTAAAGAAATAGTAAATTTTGAAAATATGCCTTTTCCTATTATAGCTAAAAGAAGATTTGGAAGTAGGAATAATGGTAATGAAAAAATTGATAATGCTACAGATTTAAATTCTTTTTTAAATAAGCATTCTGGAGAATTAAATAATTTTATTTTTGAGCGTTTTTATAATTTTAATAAAGAATATAGACTTCATGTTACAAAAGATGGTGTTTTTTATTCTTGTAGAAAAATGATTAAAAATAATACTCCAGATGAACATAAATGGTTTAAAAATAATTTAAATTGTGTTTGGATATTAGAAAAAAATGAACTTTTTGACAAACCTGATAATTGGGATTATATTGTAAATGAGTCTGTAAAAGCTCTTAATGCAGTAGGTCTAGATTTTGGGGCTGTTGATGTAAGAGTTCAATCTAATAATAAATTTCCAGCTTTTGTTATTATTGAAATTAATTCAGCACCTTCTTTTGGAGAAATTACAGCTGAAAAATATAAAGAAATATTACCAAAAATAATAAATAAAAAAATAAATGAAAATTATCAGTGAATCTCTATTAAACAAAAATTATAAAAAATTTTTAAGTTTTGTTTTTAATGAAGAAATTGAATTTATAGAAGTAAATAATATAAAAAAATTTCTTGATGATTTAAATACCAGTAAAATAAAAATAAATTTAGATAAAGATTTGCTTATTTATACTGGCGGGGAAGATGTAAATCCTAATTTATATGGAGAAAAAAATGGTAGACATACATTTGTTAATGAAGAAAGAGATTTAAGATGTGGTCTATTATTTAATTATTTACCTTATAAAATAAAAAAATTAGGTATTTGTAGAGGAGCCCAATATTTGACTGTTCGTGCTGATGGTAAATTAATTCAACACGTAACAAATCATACTAAAAATCATTTCATAGAGGTAATGCGGGGCAATAATAGGTTTAAAAGTTTTGATATGACTTCTACACACCATCAAATGATGTATCCTTTTAATTTACCTGAAGATGATTATAAGCTTATTGCTTGGTCAAAATTTTTTGAAAGCGATACTTATTTAAATGGAAAAAATGAAGAGATAGAATTAGCAAATAATTTTATTGAACCAGAAATAGTTTATTATCCTAAAATAAATGGATTAGCTATACAAGGACATCCTGAATTTGAAGGAGTACCTCAAGAAACTTTAGATTTTATAAGAAATATTATTTTAGATTATTTATATGTATAAAAATGTAACAATAGGAGCTGACCCAGAATTGTTTGTGAATGATGGATCACAAATTATTTCTGCAGAAGGGCTAATTGGAGGAACTAAAAACAATCCAAAACCTGTTTTAAATAAAGAAGGATATTTTGTTCAAGAAGACAATGTAATGGTAGAATTTAATATTCCTCCATGCGTTTCTGAAAAAGAATTTCTAAATAATATACAATTAGTTTTAGATTATTTAAATATTTATCTAAAATTAAATAATAAAAATCATAAATTAGATTTTTCAACTACACATACTTTTAAAAAGGAAGAGTTAACTAGTAGACAAGCTCGTATGTTTGGTTGTGATCCTGATTTTAATGTATATACTTTTGAGCAAAATCAATTACAATTTTCTGAAGATTACACCACTAGAATGTGTGGGGGACATATTCATATAGGATATACTTCTCCTAATGATTTAGCTAATATGAGATTAGTGAAAGCTTTAGATATTACTTTAGGGTTATTAGCTTTAGTTATTGACCCAGATAAAGAAAGAAAACAATATTACGGGCAATTAGGCAATTATAGAGATAAATTTTATGGTTTAGAATACAGAACTCTTTCTAATTTTTGGCTAAAAACAAAAGAATTACAAACAACTATTTTTGTTAATACTTTAGCAGCTATAGAATTAGCTAGTTTTCCTTATTTTAAAGAACTACAATATAAACATGAGAACGCTATATTAAATGCTCATGAAATGTCTAATGAAGAAATATTAGAACTAAGAAAATCTATTATAGAAGAATCAAATATTTTAATTAAATGAATTTACTTAATTTAATATTAATATTATTAACTATTTCTACAGGATTAAATATTATTTTTAAAAATAAACATGATATTTTATTTTGTGGTATTTTTGCTTGGGCAGGTAAAACTCCAAAAGACTTTGATAAATTAAAATTTGATTTATTAGGGATACTAAACCAAGCAAGAGGAATACATTCTTGTGGAGTTGTATCAGATAATGCTATTAAAAAAGGAACTGGAGAAAATAAACTCTATAGAGATTTTGTTTTAGCAAATGGTTATAAAAAACCTTATAAATATCCTGTAGTAATAGGCCATACTAGACAAGCTACTAGGGGTGCTCATACTGAAGAAAATGCTCATCCTTTTGGTTTTAAAAATAAAAACAAAAAAACAATTTTTGTAGGTGTTCATAATGGTACATTACACAATGATATTACATTAGCTAATAAGTTTGAAGTAGAGACCGATAAAGAAGTAAAAAAAGCAAATTCTACTGTTGTTGTACCAAAAATAGATAGTGAAATTTTATTAGAAATTTTATCTAAAACTGATGATTACTCAGTATTAGAACAATATCAAGGGGCTGCAGCTTTAATTTGGTTTAAAGTTGATGAACCTAATACTATTTATTTTTATAAAGGTAAATCTAAAAAAACTTTTAATGCTTTAGAAGGAACAGAAGAAAGACCTTTATATGCTTGGCAACAAAATAAAAATAGTCTTTATCTTTCTTCTCAAGAAGAAGGTTTAAAAATTATTGGTGGTAAAAACATTATTAACTTAGATTTTAATACTGTTTACAAAGTTAAAAATGGTTGCTTAAAAACAGCAGAAAAAACAGTAATAACTAGAAAGCACAATCAATATTATGTTTCTAGTAAACCAAAAGAAAATAATAAATCTAACTACGCAAGAGGAGGGGCTAAAAAAAGAGATTATAACTTTCTTCCTGAAAAAAGACAGTATGTTTTACCAGACGTGGCTACTTCTTCTTATGATCTTTTTTATGAAGAAATAAATGTTTCTGGAAAGAATATTTATTTTAATAATTTTAGATATAAAAGAAATGGTCATTTAGTTACAGGATTATATACTTGGATAAAAGGATGTGGTTTTTATTTACTATCTCAAGATGATTTAAAAGCAGCTAGAAGGAGACTAAAAAATCTAAAAAACTCTAATTTCTGTTTAGAAGCACAAGATTTTGTAATTAAACCTTCTAAAACTACTTTTATACCTTTTAAAGATAAAGACTTTACTAATATAGATGCTTTTATTAAACCAATATATAAAGGCATAGAATTAAGATCTACTTTTGATTGGGAAGCTGTAAAAACAATTGAAGATAATAATCCAAATATGTTAAATCCTTCCAGGCTTTCTTTTGCTTCTGTTCACCCTGTAAATAGTATTTTAACAAATAAACAACCTTTAATATTAAATGGTCAAGTTTTTACAGGAATAATTGCTCCTTTAGGAGCTTCTAGAATTTATACTATTAATAAAGGATTTTGTACATATTATGAAACAATTAAAACTAATGTTTTTAGTAATATTGTAGCAAAATCCTCTACAGAAATTGTAGATGAAATTCTAGAAGCATATAAAGAAGAAAAAGAAGAAGAAAAAGAAACAGTAGATAATATCTCAGAAGAAATTTTGCAATTAGTTGAAAATTCTATTTTAGATAATAAAGCAGTCTTAGATTTGTTAGAAGAAGATGAAAAATTATCACAAAATGCAATTGGCCAACATATAATAGATTTTACTTCTGATTATATTGAAAATTTAGTTTCTGTTTTATCAATCGATTTAGAAGAAAATGATTAATTTTATTATGAGTAGTAAATATATAAAAAATAAATTAGTCACAACTGTTTCACAAGAAAAATTACCTATTATAAATTGCCGTTTTATGTATGGTAAATATTATAAAAAAGGTAATATACATATTAAAAATTCTGGAGATGTATATTATATCCCAGAAGTTAAAAAATGGTATAGGGCTGAAACAGAAAGAATAATTTTTGATCATAGAATTGGAAGATATATAATCAAAAAAGATAACACATTTGTTAAAGGAGTAATAGGTATTGAAAAAGATAAACTTATTTTTGGACATTTTAGTTTATCTCCTTTAGATAAAATAGCTCCTTTATTAGTAGAATCTTCTGAGGGATTTTTTAATGTTTTAAATGATAATATTTTTAATAACTCACGTTATTATAAATATAATTTAGAAACTGAAATATATGAACATGTTAAGCGTACAAGAGCATATAAATTTATTTCATTACCTGAATGTAATCAAGAAGAAAAAAGAGGCTTGTTATATGATTCAAAAAATTATTTAAATACTGCTATAGAAATTTATAATAAATGTAATGTAGATATAGAAATAGATAGTTTTTTAAAACAATTTAGATATTTTTTTGAAGAAAATTATAGTTTTGGTTTTGAATTTGAAACTGTAAGAGGAAAAGTTCCTGAAAGAGATTGTAAAAAATTAGGATTAATTCCTTTAAGAGATGGAAGTATACAAGGTTTAGAATATGCTACTATTCCTTATTCAGGTGTTAAAGGTGTTTTTAGTTTAATTAAAAGTTTAAAAAAACTTAAAAGATATACTAAAGAAGATTATGAATGTTCTTTACATTTACATGTAGCAGGTTTAAAAAGAACTCCAAAACATTTATTAGGGTTATATAAAGTTCTTTATTTAATTCAAGATGATTTTTATTCTGCTTTTCCTTTATATAAAAGTAAAAAATATAGAGTAAAAAGAAAAGATTATACTAAAGAATTAGATAGAGATACATTTTATTATTCATTACTTAGTAAGCCTGAAGTAGGATTTGATGTTTTATTTTCTCAATTATCAGGAGGAATTCCATTTAGTCATTATAAAAGTAACTTGGATGAAGTTATAAATCATCCAAGCGACCCTAATGGAAATGCTAAATGGAATATTAGAAGTAGGTATCATTGGGTTAATTTAATTCCAATAGTTTTTGGAAATAAAAAAACTGTAGAATTTAGAATTCATACTCCTACTTTTGATGTTAATAAAGTAATCTTTTATTTATTTACTTGTATTGCTATTATAAAATTTGTTAATAATAATGTTGATAAATTACTTAAAAATGATTTAAGACTTATTACTAAATTAAATTTAAATTATATAATTATTAGTGAAATTCAAGATAATAAACTTGCACAAGTTATAAAAGATTATTGGAGAAAAAGACAACAATACTTTAAAAATAAAGTATTAGAAGGTGAAGCTCCTGTTCTTTTTAATGAATCTAATCTTTTGTATAGTCCTCCTGTTTCTGTAGATTTTAGATATATTTTAAATAATTCAAAAAAAGAATTTAAAAATGCTTTTTATTCTTTGGTTAATCGTAGTAACCTTCAAGCTGCAAATATAAGATTTGTTAATCATAATGAAGAAGTACCAGCAGTAGCAGAAATAATACAACAAGTAGAAGAAGAAGAAGTACTAAGAGATTTAGAAAATAATTTTTAAAAATGGATTTAAATAATATAAAGAAAGTAAAAGTTCCTTATGTATTAAATATTGATTATAAAAAATTATTTGGAAAATCTTGGTATAAAGTTTTAAAAAAATCTCAAAAATTTATGTCTTCAACTTATTTATATAATTTGATGATTTTTTTAAATGAAGTTTATAAAAATGATTACGAAGAAATTGTTTTTCCAAAAAAAGAAAATTTATTTGAAAATTTTAGACTTACTGAATTTTCTCGTATAAAAGTTGTAATTATACCTAATGGAGTGTATCCTCATGCTTTAGTAGGAGGATGTGGAATTAATTCTCTTACTGAATTTGGATTACCTTTTTTTTCTCATTATTGGAATACTTCTATAGAAAATGCTCTTGGTACTTTAAATTTAAATTTTAGTCCTACCATGAATTCTTATATGAAACAAGGCGTTTTTTTATTGCCTTCTTTTCAAACATTAAGTAGAAAGGAAAGATTCAAACATAAGAATATTTGGAAAAATTTTACTGAATTTATTTTATCTGTTTTAAATAAAAAAGCATATTTATGTTTTTTATTTTTAGGAGAAGATATTGCTAATGAATTTAAACATTGTATTGATACGGAAAAACATGATGTTTTTATTGTTGATGATTTAATTAAAGAAGTTGGTTATAAAAAAGGAGCAAAAGTATGGTCTGCTTCTGTCCTTGACGAAATTAATCAAAAACTTAGTGAACACAATAAAAATGAAATCACATGGTAAAGTATTTATACCTGGAAATGTTCCAAGTTTAAAAAACAGTAAAATTAAAACTAAAAGAGGAGTTTTTCATTCCAAAACAGTAACTAAATATTTAAGAAGTTTAGGTATACAATCTTTTTCTGCAAGTAAAAAAACAGTTAAAGAATATATAACTAGACCTAATTTATTTTTAGAATACATTGAGGAATTTAAAGCTCAAGTGGAAAAGGAAAAATACCCATTAAAAATAGGTATCCATTTTGTACGTGGAACTAGACATAAATTTGATTTTCATAATGCTGTGCAGATAATTGCAGATTTATTAGTAGCACATAACATTATTGAAGATGATAATATGGATTATTTTTTACCTTTTCCACTTTTGTTGAAAGGAAATTATTATTCTTACGACAAAGAAAATCCTGGTGTTTATTTAAAAATTTTATAATGCTTATGAAACAAAAACAATTAAAAAGTGGTCGTTTAAATTTTAAATGAATGAATTAGATGCATTATATGATCTAGAGAAATTTGATCGTGCCTTATCTTATAGTCGTATTGTCGATTTTAACAAAAATGGTGCGGAAGCACTTGTTAGAGTTAAAAAAGAAATAGACTCTGATGGAATTAGACTTGGTTCTCTTATAGATGATTTATTGCTAAATAAACATAATTTTAATAAGATTTATCTTGTATTTGATGGCGGTAAGCCTATAGGTAATCTTGCTAAATTATGCAATATAATTTTAGATAATTATATTGAAATACCCTCTATAGAAGAGATGCTAGAACTTTGTAAAAAAAATAAGTTATGGCCTCGCTGGAAAGATGAACGTATTTTACAAGAGTTAAATTCTGAAGAATTTTGGAATTATATTCATGCTAAATTTGATTCTAAAAATAAAACTATTGTAAGTTCTGAAGATTTAGAGTTTGCAAAAGAAGTAGTGGAAGTATTATTAACCCACGAAAATTCTAGTTATATTTTTAATAATAATTTAGAACATTATAATCAATTTAAATTTACGTTTGAAAAATCAGGCTTCAAAATTAGAGGCATTATTGATAAAGTTTTAATAGACCACAAAAAAAAGACTGTAAAATTTATTGACTTGAAAACAGGAAAAGATAGTTGTAGTAAATTTATAACAAGTCTTTTAAAATGGAGATATGATCTCCAAGCTTTAATTTATACCCTTGCATTCCCTACTTTTTTAAAATTAACAGGATTAAAAGGATATAAATTATTACCTTTTGAATTTTTATATATCTCACGATATGAAAGGATTCCTTTAGTATATGAAACAACTAAAAAATGGCTAAAGGCATCTAAAAACGGTTTTACCGATACTTCTGGTATAAAATATAAAGGTTTAAATGAGTTGTTAGAAGAAATAAAATGGCATATTAATCACAACGAATTTAAATTATCTAAAAAAATTTATGAATCTAAAGGAAGGTTAAAATTAGAAGATTCATTTATAACTTTAGAATAAATATTTTTATGTAATGAAAAAAAGTAAGTCTAACAAATCAAAAACTTACTTACTACCATTATTATCAGAAGTTGTAAATTTTAATAAAAAATATTACAATAATATTCTTAATACTTATATTTTTGATAGTGAAAATAAATATAAAAATTGTATATTTGTAGAACTAGAATATATAGATACAGATGATTTTAAACAATATGAATATTCATTAACAAATAATGAATATTTTATAGATTTAATTGATTCTTCTAAAGAAACTATTGTATTAGTATTTAAGTTTCCAGAAGAATATTTATATGAATATAATTGTTTTATTCAAGGTAAGTATTCTTTATATGAAGAAGATGCTAAAGAACTTATTTTAGAGTTTTTTACACATATTTATCATAGGAAGCCAGATGCTATTGGTTTTTTATTAAGAATAAAACATATTTTATATAGAGAAGAGATTTTAAAAAAATCAATAGAAAAAGAATTGAATGTTACTCTTTCTGATGATGCTGAATTATCAGATATAATGTCTAAAGAAAAAGAAACAATTCAATTAAACAAACAAACATTACACATTTGATAATAAGTTAGTAAGTATATTAGCTTATGAGTATATTTAAGAAAAGGATTAATATTCTTCCATATCAATATCCAGAATTAATTAAATTTAAAAATGCAATTAGACATTCTTATTGGTTGCATACAGAATTTAATTTTACTTCTGATATATCTGATTATAAAGTAAACGTAACTGAAGTTGAAAAGGAAGCAATTAAACGATCCATGCTAGGAATAGCACAAATAGAAGTCAGTGTTAAAACATTTTGGGCAGACATGTATAAAAGAATGCCTATACCTGAAATAGGAGATGTTGGAATGACTTTTGCTGAATCCGAAGTAAGACACAAAGATGCCTATGCAGAATTATTAAATGTATTAGGTTTACAAAAAGAATTTGAAAAGGTAATAGAAGTACCAGCTATAAAAGATAGAATTAGCTATCTTACTAAATATTTAGATGGTACACGTAGCAAGAGTGATAAGCTTTATACTAAAAGTGTATTACTTTTTTCTCTTTTTATTGAACATGTGTCATTATTTAGCCAATTTTTGATTTTAATGTCTTTTAATAAAGACAAAAATCTGTTTAAAGGTATATCTAATGTAGTAGAAGCTACATCAAAGGAAGAAGATATACATGGTAATTTTGGTGTTGAAATTATCAATATTATAAAAAAAGAAAACCCTGAGTGGTTTGATGAAGATTTTAATAAATTAATTTATTCTGCTTGCAAAAAAGCTTATATAGCTGAATGCAAAGTATTAGATTGGATTTTTGAAAAGGGAGAATTAGATTTTTTACCTCAAAGAGTTGTGCAGGAATTTATTAAAAATAGATTTAATAACTCTTTAGAAAAAATTGGTTTAGAACCTTTATTTGAAGTTAACATTGAATTATTAGAACCTACTCTTTGGTTTGAAGTAGAGTTAAAATCTACTAAAGAAGGAGACTTTTTTTACAAAAAACAAATAGATTATAACAAAAAATCAAAACCTATCACAGGAAGTGACTTATTTTAACTATGAAAAAGTATTATTGGCTAAATGAAGAAAGTAGAATATTTTTGTCAAGGGGATATTTAAAAGAAAATATTACTCCTGAACAAAGAATTAAAGATATTGCTAATCACGCAGAAAAAATATTAGGAATTAAAAATTTTTCTCAAAAATTTGAGGATTATATGCAAAGAGGATTTTATTCTCTTTCTACTCCTGTATGGACCAACTTTGGTTATGAACGTGCATTAGCGATTAGTTGTTATGGTTCTAATGTAGACGATACATTAGACAGTATTTTGAATGCAGGTAGAGAAATAGGAATGATGTCTAAATATGGAGGTGGTACTTCTGCTTATTTAGGTAATATTAGACCTCGTGGTGCTAATATTAGTACTGGAGGTAAAGCAGACGGTCCTGTACATTATGCTGTAATGTACGATACTATTATAGACAAATGTAAACAATCAGATGCTAGAAGAGGTGCCTGTGCTTTATATCTACCTATTGAACATCCTGATATTATGGATTTTTTAGATATTGGTATTGAAGGAAATCCTATACAAAATTTACAATATGCTGTAACTGTTACAGACGATTGGTTACATGATATGATAAATAATCCAGAATCTCCAAACAGAAAAGTTTGGGCTAAAGTTCTTCAAAGAAGAAGTGAGTTTGGATTTCCTTATATTATGTTTAAAGATAACAGTAACAATAATACTCCTTATAAAGAATTAGGATTAGAAATTACAGCAAGTAATTTATGTTCAGAAATACAATTACCAACTGATTCTTATAGTTCTTTTGTTTGTTGTTTAGGTAGTATAAATTTATTGCATTGGGATGAAATAAAAAATACAGACGCAATAGAAACTTATGTTCTTTTTTTAAATGCTGTTATGGAAGATTTTATTGAAAAGTCTTCTAAATTACCAGGAATGGGAAGAGCACATAAATTTGCTAAAGAACATCGTGCTTTAGGTTTAGGTGTATTAGGATATCATTCTTATTTACAATCTAAACTTATTGAATTTGAATCTTTAAAAACTAAACAAATAAATCATGAAATATTTTCTACTTTAAAAGAGAGAAGTGACTATGCTTCTCGATGGTGTTATGAACATTTAGGTTATAAATGTTTAAGAGAAGGATTTGCTAATACTACTCTTTTAGCTATAGCACCTACAAAATCTAGTAGTTTTATTTTAGGACAAGTTTCAATGGGAATTGAGCCTATTAAGTCTAATTATTTTGTAAAAGATTTAGCTAAATCTAAATCTGTATATAAAAATAAAATACTTGAACAGGAACTTGAAAAATATGATCTAAATACTCCTGAAGTATGGCAATCTATTTTAGACAATGATGGAAGTTGTCAACATTTAGATTTTCCAACAAAAGAAGTATTTAAATCTTTTATTGAAATAAGTCCAAAAGAATTAATATTACAAGCAGCACAAAGACAAAAATTTATAGACCAAAGTCAATCATTGAATCTTATGATTCATCCTTCTGTACCAGCTAAAGAAATTAATAAACTTTATTTATATGCGTGGGAAGAAGGAATTAAAACTTTGTATTATCAATTTAGTCAAAGTGCAGCACAATCTTTTGCAAGAGACATTAATGAATGTGTAGCTTGTGAAGCATAATAAAAAAGGGCAGTTTTCACTGCCCTTTTTTTTATTTAAAAAAAATTTTTTATGTTAGACTCTGTTAGAAATAAAATTCAAACAGAAGCTTTACATAAATGGATCGAAAAAGATAAAAAAGGTACTTGTGAAATCATAACTGGTTTAGGAAAAACTTTTATATCTTTACATGCTTTATATACAATGCCTAAAAATGATGGTAAAATACATTTATTTTTAGCAGAAGCAACAGATAGAATTAAAGATTTAAAAAATGATATTGATAAGTTTAACAAGCTTTTTGATAAAAATGTTTTAGAAGACTATAATTTACATTTTTATTGTTATCAAACAGTTTATAAATGGAAGGGAAGAAATGATATTGGATTAGTAATTGCTGATGAAATACATGATTCTTTAACTCCTGCATATTCTAAATTTTATTTTAATAATAAATATGATGCAATTATAGGATTATCTGCTACTATTAATACTAAAACTTTATATGAAACAGAAATTGTATCTTATACTAAAGGAGATTTATTAAATAAAATAGCTCCTATTTGTTTTAAATATACTGTTAAAGACGGTCAAAAAGATGGTACAACCAGAGAATTAGAAATTTTTGTTATAAATCATGAATTAGATAACAAAAATAAAACTATAGAAGCAGGTAATAAAAAGAAAAGATTCTATCAAACTGAAGATGCAGCATACTCATATTGGGATAAACAACATAAAACAGCGTGGTTTATTTCTGACGAAGAAACTAAAAAATTAAAAATAAGAATAACTTCTCATAAAAGAAGTAATATATTATATAATTTACCTTCAAAAATAGCTGCAACAAAAGAAATTTTAAAACATTTAAAAAGTAAAACTATAATATTTAGTAATTCTTTAGACTCCTTATATAAAGTTACAAATAATGTTGTAAGCTCTCGTAACACTGATGCAGAAAATACAGCAATAAGAGATAACTTTGAAAAAGGAATTACAAATGTTATAGGAAGTTTTAAAAAATTAAAACAAGGAGCAAATCTTAATAATGTTGATAATTGTATTATAATGTCTTATTATAGTACAGATAAAGATTTTATTCAAAGAATCGGAAGATTAAGAAAGAATAATAAAATAGGAAGAGTTTTTATATTTGTAACTAAAAATACCCAAGAAGAAGTTTGGTTTAATAAAATTTTTAGTAATATTTCAAATTTAAAAATGTTTTATTTTAATAACCTAAAAGAATGTATAAATCACATTAAAAAATAAAAATGTTAGTAATAGGAGATATAGCTATTAATTATTACAATTCATCTCATGATATTATAGATAAAGAATTTATTGCTTTTGATCATGAAGTTGATGATTTTTTAGACTCTATTAAAAATAAAGAATATGAACTTTATTTTAAAGATGAAGGAATTAGATTATATAAAAATGTAGATAGCTTTTTAGATACATTATGTTTTTATAACCCATTGCATTTAAAATATGCCAAATATTATTATAGGTATGAATTAGCTTTTAATAAAACAAAAATAGCATCTCCTATTACTACTTTTATTTTTAATAGTCTTAATTTATTTAAGATTCATTATGATATAGAAGTTTGGCATAATAGAATGTTAGGTTTTCATTATATGTATCCTAAATTACTTGAACAATTAAATTGTAATGGATATATAACAAATGAAAAGATACAAAAAGCCATAAGTGCAGGAGATTACTTTTCAACATATAGCGCACAAACTTGCTATGAAGATGATATTAAAAAAGCAACCCCTTTTAAAAAATCATTAGGCAAAATTGTACAATTATTTTATAAAACAGATACTATGTATTTAAAATCTGCTGTTTATAAAGTAAGTTTTTTATTACCAAATCATTATTCAATAAAATGTTTTAATATGCTAACAGAAGAAGAAAAATTAAATTTTTGTATTGATTTTTTACAAGCATATTATATTGAAAATTTTTTTGATGAAGATAATAAAATTCATGATAATTTATTTAAAGAATTTTCTTTTGATCATATGTTAAAAACAATAATGTATTTTTTTTATTCTGCAAAAGAAAATGAACTATTTATTAGAAATTTTATATTATTAAATTATGTTGAAATAATAAATAAAATTAATCTTAGCTTTTTAAAAACATTTAGAGAGAATGCACTATACTAAAAAAAGAAAAGTTTTAGATACAGAAGTATCAATACAAGAAATAACAAAACATGCTTTTGTTAATTTTCTTTACGGCTTCTTTAGCGCAATAGTTATTGGAGCAGTAATTAGTAATTTATGGTGGTTTATTTTTTTTGCCTACTATGGATTAAAACAATTAGAAAGTAAAATACTTAATAGAAATAAATACGTTAGTAAATTTGGAAAAAATATTTTATTTCCAATACCTAGCAGTGTAGGATTTTTATTAGGATGGTATATATCAACTTTAATTCCACAAATATGGGCGTAGTAAGATTTATTTCAGATTTACATTTTAATCACGAAAATTGTGCTTCTTTCAGAGGATTTGAAAATGCACAAAAAATGAACAAACATATTATTGAAACTTGGAATAAAGTTGTTCATAAAAAAGATGTCACTTATATATTAGGTGATATTACTATGGAGAAGAAAGCAGGTTATGAATTATTAGATTTATTAAAAGGAAAGAAATATGTAGTTTTAGGAAATCACGACAGAAGACAAGATGTTAGAGAATTATTAAAACATGTAGATCATGTTTCAGGGCCTATAAAATATAAAAATAAATATTTATTAACTCATATACCTATACATCCTAAAGAATTAACTTATAGAGCAAGTATAAATATTCATGGTCATTTACATGAAAATAATATACATGCTTATACTTGGGATTTTGAATTTAAAAAAGATGTTGAAATATTACATCCTAATTATTTTAATGTTTCAGCAGAACAATTACATTATGAGCCTATAACATTAGAAGAAATAAATAAAAGATTAAAAACTAGATTTTAAAAAATGAAAGCATTTATTGAATTTACAGAATCAGATTCTTCAACAGATCACACTGTAAAAATATCTTTTGATAATGTATTTGGAACTTATAGATCAAAATTAAATTATAATATTACTGGTAATTGTCAAGTAGGCTCTATAAGTAATATAGATTCTATTTTTTATAGTGTCAATAGACATTTTGAATTTAAAAATCAAGAAGAAATAAAAAAAAATATTGTCTATATTATTTTTTTTAAAGTTTATATGATGATGAAACCATTATGGGTAATAGATATTAATGAAAAAGAATGGTCTTATGACAAAGTAAAAAAACTTTTTAAAACATATTTTCCTTTTATAGAAATAGTATTTAGTAAAAAGTATACTAGTTCTAATCAAAGTGATATGCGGATGTATTTATTAAAATTAAATCGTACTTATTTTAAAGAAAAAGATTTAAAAGATATAAGTAAAAATGAACATATTTTTACTAGGTGTTTTATTAATACACAAAAAACAGAAAAAGATTTAGAAAAGTTAATAAAACAGAATATATTTTTAAAACATATGGATAAAGTTGATTACAAAACAAAAGCAAAAAGATATATAAGAGAAAGAAAAATAATAACTGAATCAATTACTTTTAAGCAAGCATTAAAATTTTTAAAAGTTAATCATAAAAGAACATTTGATAAATTAGTAAAACAATTTAATCGTTTAGATAATATAGAACTCACTATGTATGATTTATCAAATTTAAGAATAAAAAAATAAACATAATTATTAAATAACCATTTGTTTTACTAAAAAGAGCATCTTTAATTTATAAAGATGCTCTTTTTTTATTAATTAAAAAATTAAATTATTTATCTATTACCAAAATAACTATTTTGAAATTCAAATAAATCTTTATAAGTTCTATAGAATTCTTTAGCTACTGGAATTTGTTTCATAGTTTTAGTAATAATTTTATTTTTACCTTTATTATGTCCATTTTCATATACTTCTCCCCATTTAGTAGGATTAAGTGATGTAGTAAATATATCTAAAGTAGTTTCAAACAAACGTGCAGAAGGAATAGGGGATCTTAACATTTTAAAAGCTTCATTATAACTTCTGTATTGTGCTAATTCTGTTCTTAATCTACGAATTTGATATATTAAAAAGAATAAGTATTCTTCATCATCTTGAGAAGTATCTGCTTTAGCAGAAGCTGCAGCAAACTCTACAAGTAAAGGAAGCATACCATATATCATAACTGTTTCTACTACAAACTTTTTTATGTTATGTTTTTCAAAATCAGTAAGATTTTTCCAAACTTCCCCTTTAGAAAGTAAATAGAATTTTCTTCTTTTAATTGAATCTAAAACATATCTAAAAAATGTAGTATAATAACCTTCATCATATTCTTGTAAGGCATAATTAAAAGGTCTATCTTTTTCTTGTAAGTTTTCTTTTCTTATTCCTACAGTATTTAATCCTTTACCTCTATAAATAGCCATTGGTACTAAAAACTTGCGATATAATAATACAAGTTTTCCTAGCCAATGTTTCATTACTTCTGGCTGATGAGTCTGTCTGTAGTTACCAATTATATCGTCTAATTTTTTATGGATTAAACTAGTTACATTTTCTTTACCTCCTTCATTCCATTTAGTTAATTTAGAATGAGTAGTATAAGTAAATTTATCACTTATTTGTAAAGCACCAGTAGTTTTATCTACAGACATCATATCTAAAACAGATGCTGCTTTGTCTTTAGATTTTACTACTTTACCATCTTTATCAATAAATTGACTATTCTCATTTAAAACTTTAATATTATTTAAAATACTTAAAGCTACAGTAGATTGAATCCAATGTTCTCCAGACTCTTGAAATACTCTTAAAGCTTCTTTATTCATACCAAGTTTAAGCATGTCTGTTATAATAAAATTAACATTAGACATATTTCTTAATCCTTGAGTATCAAAGTATTCATGAATCTGATTAACTAAAGACCTATTTACAGGTCTTGTAGTATCTTTCAATATTTCAGGTAAATTATTACCATATAAAGCATTAGCTTTAGCTATGTCTTTTGCTGTTATATGATAACCCTTTGCAAAACTTTCTATAAATAATTGCCCATTAGCATTTATTACGTTAGCAGTTCCTGAAGCAAAATTTAAAGACAAAGTAAGTAGTGCAGATGTACTATTAAGCATATCGACTATTTTATGCGCTTCCATTCCTAAAAAAGTAGTACCTGTTTTAGCCATTACATCATAAAATCTAGTTTCCATCATATGTTTCATTAAAGCAGCAGTATTAGATTGTTCACCATCAATTACTTTTGCTTGCTCTAATTTAGGATTGACTACTAATAAATTTCCTTTCTTTTTATAAAACTTTTCTTTTGCAGAAGCTATTTCTAATAAATAATTTAATTTATCTTCATGTTGATGTCTTATATTATAATTAAGAGCGTTTATATAATCTAAACGGAATATCGTCATTAAATCTAAAGATTGATTTTTAGAATCAAATACTCCAACAGGGTCTCTATACCACAATTTTTTCTGTAAAATCTTTTTACCTGCAACTGTAGACATTTCTTCTACATACCCTACGTCATCAACTCTTACATTTCTATCTGCAAATTTATCTTTTACATAACCTACTGCATTTTTATCTACAATTAATCTTTCTGTATCAGATTTAGAAATTTTAGGTAAAGTGTAAAATTTTCCATTCCCATAATATTTAATATTGCTCATCATTATAGGAGCAGAATATGAAAGCTTACGAATATCTTCTGAAGATTTAGTAAAGAAACTTAAAAGTTTTTTATCTATTTCAGATAAAGAAGATAAATCATTTTTCCATTTATCTTTAATTATTTTTTCATTTTCAGCGCCATAATCATAATTAGCATCTTCAATAGCTTTTATTTCTGTATTTCTTTTTTCAACTAAAGCTCTTACCTTATCATTTTGAGCTTGATAAAAATCACTATCAGGGTCTGTACCTAAGTAAGTTAATTGAAGTTCTTCAATTTGCTCATCATATTTTTCTCTAACAGTATTGATTTTACCTATTACCTCATCTAAAAATTTAACAGAATATTCTCCTTTTAAATAATAAGTTCCATCAGCAGTTTGTTCATATAGATTACTATAAAGTTTTTTAATATTATTTGTTCCTTTAGTTTGAACTGCTTCTGTAAAAATATCTTGAAATTCTTGATCTGCTTTTTCTCTTTCACTATTTCTTTCTGTGTATATTTCATTTAACATATGTTCTAATATTTGAACAAATTTAGAACCTACATTAACACTAGAAACAAATTTAAGAGTAAAAGAACTAATATCAAATACAGGATTAGCAATTAATTCTTCAGTAGCTATTTTAACATCTTCATCTATTCTTTCTTTATCACGAGTAGACATCATTTGTATAATCCACTGTTCCCTATCTCCTATAAGATTAGCATCTTTATGTTCTTGTTTTAATCTTTGATAATGTTTATTCTCTACTTCTTTATGATATTTAATATCATTTAAAGTATCAAACATATGTTCTTTAATTAACGAATGCAGCTGTCCTTGTACATTATAAAATAATCCTAAAGTATAATTAGTAGCTCCAGCTATCTTCTTTATATCTTCTTCGGAAATATTTTCTGGACGAGAAGTTTCTAAATCAACAACAATATCTTTAATTTCTTCTATAACCTCATAATAAGAAATAATATCAGTATAATTTTGAATAAGATTACGAGTGTATTCTAAATTTTCAGGGTCTCTTCTTGCAAGTCCTGCATTTAAAGTATTTAAAGATCTTTGAATTAATTTTACAAAATCATTAATTGCTTTAATTTGCTCTAAAGGAATAGTAGTTTGAATATCATTTTCTATTGCTTGAAGTGTTAAAAGTATTTCATCTAATACTTCTGTATTATAATTAGTTTCTTTACGATATTCTAATTTACCTTTAATTTGTTTTATATTTTGATCAATAGAATTATTGATTTTCTTTATAGTATTAGCAAGTCTTTTATCAAAAGTAGTATTATCTACTTTAAAATTTTCATCTGTTTTAAGATAATAAACTGGAGCATTTTCATTATTAATATTTTCTTGAGAAAATCCTCTTACTCCTGATTTAATTAACCTATTATAAACATTATTTTTTTTGAATCCAAATATGCGTCTTATTAAGTTAATAAGCATATCGAAAAAATTCTTGTCTAATCTATTCACTTCCTGTCTAAAATCAGGATTAGAGAACATTTCTGCTACAAACTCCTCTTTATTGGCAAATCCTTTACTGTTTTTAAGCTCTTCTGACGCCTTTTCTTTTAGTCTGGTATACTCCAGTGCCACTTGCTCTGAGAAAAGCTCTTGCTCTATGGTTGTAGGGTCTAATAAAGCCTTTAGAGTAACAGAGTGCATTACCTCATGTACAAATGTGTTACTTATGTAACTAGCAGAGTAACCTCTTTCTTTAATTAGTTCAGGGCTAACGTATATAACATTATTTATTCTGTCATAGACCATCACATTAGCAGGCTCATTTGTTTTAGCAAGTAAAGCTTTAGCACTAACATATTGAATTTTAGTTTTAAGCTCAGGAAATTTCCTTACTATTTGCTCTAAAAGTTCCCTAACTTCCCCATCTAAATCTTCTTCTAAAATTCTTTTTATAGCCTCATTAGCATTAGAAGGTCTTTCCGTATTAAATAAAGTAGTACTTGCAGTTACTTCTGTAAATTCTATATCCTCTAAAGCGCTTACTAAATCACCTTCAACATAGTTATTATTAACACGTAACGAGTTAACTTTTTGCTTATATTTTTCAAGTAAAGATTGAAAAGATTCTGTATAATATTCCGCTTCTGCATTTTGCAAAATATTAAACATATTTTCATTATACTCTACCTTTATCCCATCAGCCTCATTCCTTAATGAAAATAAACTATTGTCTAAGGTATCTACTGAATACTTAGAAAAAGCTAAATTATCAAGAGTTCTTGCTGCTTTTTTAAATTCCTCTAAGTTTAATACATTATTATTAGAGTCAATTAAATTATTGTCTTGTAAAAACTCTTTTGTTTTAAATTGTACTGCACACTTCATAATTAACAAAAATCAAAGTTATCACCCTCTTTTGTAGAAAGCTCTTGAGGAGTTAATGCTTCTATCATAGTTTCTCTTACTATTTCTACAAACTCCTCTGACATTTTACTGCTTCTATTACCAGCAACATTTATTACTTGTATATTATTTTTGTCTATCCATTCTCTTAATTCTGTTGCTGTAGGATTTAAAATAAAAGGTTTATCATAACCATCTGCAAAATTTTTAGTTGCTCTAAGTCCAGCTGAACTTTTATTTTCACTAAAATATACAGTACCATCAGAATTAATGACATTTTGCTCTGTTCTAGGTAAATAAAATTGTCTGCCTTTTTTACCTTGCTGTAAATCTTCTGATATTTCTTCAACACCAAAATCAGCTAAAGAATCATCTTTACCTTCCTCAGTAACAAAACCTGGAGCAGCAGTTCCTCCTGTTAATATCCCCAGCTCTTGTCCTATTTCTAATCCTAATCTATCTATCCCAGTTTGTCCTCCAGATATAATTTTATTAACCTCTACTCTTGTAGGAGGCTGCTCATTTTCTATATCACTACTTTGTAACTCTTCTGTTCTAAACCCACCAGCCATAAATTCTTCATCAACTACAGGAGTGTCTAAGAATACATCTTTATCTAAATTTGTAATATCTTTTGAATTATTTTCAATAGTATTAACAATACTCATTAAATCAATCTTTTTAAAACTCTGCTCATTAATTGCATCAAACATAGAAAAATTATAAGCAACATTGTTTTTATTTAATATATTATATTCTGTAAATCTATTTCTACCATCTATAAGACCTAAAGGAGAAGTAATAACATAAATACCTCTAAGCCCCGCTTTAGTACTTTTAATACCTATTAATTTATAATAAACATCTCTATCAGGAATATTAGGATTGCTAGAACGTATAGTTCTTTTTGCTAAGTATTTAGCTTCTGATTTGTCTTCAATTACAGGGCCTAACCTAACTAATTTTCCTGATTTGTCTATAGTATAGTCATAAGTAGAGTTACCAGGCCATAATGTTACACTTCCAAAAGAAATATTTATATTATTTCTAAAGAACTGATCTACAAAATTTATATCAACAACATCAGGAAGATCTTTATCTAACTGGTAAAGATAAGAATTTAATCTATTTAAATTAAACCATTTTGGAGGGATATACTCATGAAATGAATTTATCCTTCTGTTAAATCCTGAATGTATATAAGAATATTTAATTAAATCTTCTGCAAAAAATGCCTCTTCTTCTAAAAGATCTTCCCATGCAGAAACCATTTCTTTTATTCTATCAGGAGTTTTTTTACTAATAGTAGAATTTATATAAGTAATTCCAGTATCTTCACTTGTAATCAACACTAGCTCTTCTAACAAAGCATTTTCAGGGTATAAAATTTGCATAGCTCTTACCCTATCAGGCATATTAAGCAACAGTTGTTTCCTTTGCTCTGTATTTAATTGAAAAGGACCAAAACCAGACATTAAATAAGAATAATAATTTCTTTCAAGAGTATCTCCTAAATCTTGATTGTCTAATTTAAATTTACTAAGTCTTCTTGAAATATAATTAAAAGTTTTAATAGCAGAGCTATTAACTGTAGGAAATAATGTAGGGTTATTTAACATTATTTTTAAAGGCTCACTAAGACTATTATTAATAGCGTGTGCAACAGATGTCATTTTACCATCATAAAAAAGCATTGTTTCATAACCAGCAACTTCTTCTTCTTCAATATAAGTTAATAACTTATTTATAATATTTAATTTAATTAAATTACTCGTAGCATTTTTACCTTTACCCTCTACGTCTGTTTTATTTGCCTGTACTACTTTATTTAAATTCCTACCTAATTTTCTTGTGTCTTCAAAATATTCTAAGTAACCTTTTTGCCCTGCTAGAGTAGGGTTTTTAATTTGATTAGTTAAATGTTTTAATGAAAAGTAACTTACACCTGATGTTTGAGGACTTAAAAAATAAGAATATAAAAGGTCTCTAGCTTTTTCAGCTATCTCTTGTATTTCTTCATATTGATCTTCTGCACCTAAATCAAAGGCTTCGTGCAATTCTTCATATAATCTCTCATAAGTATTTTCAATACTTTCTTCACTTTTTTCAATACGTTTTTTATTTAAAAATTGTACATCAGAATACCCTAAATGCCTTTTCATTAACTGATATACATTTATAGTATTACCATTTAAAGTAAGATTACTGTTTTCTTTAAATTCGTCTAGTATTTTTTCTAGCTTAAATAATTTAATTCTACTACCTTCTCTTTTTAAAGTTTGAGAATTAACTCTTTCTAAGAAATTAACATATTCTCTTACTATAGGTTGATATAAAAACCTGGTAATAATAAAAGGATGTGTTCCTGCTCTAAGCATACTAAGACCTACAGCATTAGTAGCTAAATTCCAATTACCTTGTACTAAATAATCATCTTTAGCAACATCTACAAACCCGTTAATGATAGTCATAAAAGAAGTTGCAATCTCTATATCTCTTAGATTTTCCTGTGCAAATTCATAAGTTATATGTAATTCTTTAGGCATCTTAGAATTAAACTCTTTTACATAGAATTTTAAATCTTCATCAGTTAATTCTAAACTACTTTGCCTATCTAATGTATCTCTTCCCATAGGGAAAGTGGCATCTAACATAGATAAATTAGCCATAGAGCCCCTACCATAATCAACAGTATAGTTAACAGCTTGTCCTAATCCTGCTTTTCCTGTCATTAATTTATTTTTCAATTCCAAATCTTCTATACCAGAGAAGCCAGAAAGATCAGAAGTTTCTGGTACATCTAAAAATGATTTAATATCATTTTCAATAACAGAAGAATCAATAGGATTCATTAACAACTTATAGTTGTTTTTATTTGTAAAAACTGATATATAAGCTTCTAATAAATGATTTTGTAATTGCTCCATAGTTTGTGTTTCCAGTGGAGCATTGTGATCAGGTTCAATATAAATTAATTTTTTAGCTGTTTTTCTTTGTAATTTTTGAATTTCTAAAACACTTCTAAATTCATCGTAGTGTTCATAAGTAGGGTCATTGATAATAAAATCAATTAAAATATTATAATTTAATTTTTTATTATTTTTAGGTAATACTTGTAAATTATATAATTCATTTATAACATCCTCATAAGTCCAGTTTTGATATTCTATATATTTTCTAACTTCTACTTTTATTCCTTCAGGATAATCTGCTTTATAAGCAGGCATCATTAAATATCCTTTATCAATATCAAAGTCAGAACCTGTTTTAGTAGTAATACCTGTATAAACAACTACAGTATCTCCTATCTCATCTGGGAGTATACCCATTACAGTAACAGGGTCATTAGAAGAAAACCCTTGATTAGGGATACGATAGTGCACAATATTCTTTAATATCCTTTCATCTATTTTGCCTCGTTCTAATAATTCTCCAGTTTCTGCATCATATTTACCAAAAAGTTGTTCATCTGTAAATTTTCTGTAATCAGGTATATGTTTTGCAATAAAAGAACCAGATAGAAATATGCCAGCAGGCTTAATCACTTCTTTTCCTGTAACAGGATTAATCCCAATTACAGGGGGTGAAAGTTTTCCAGCCTCTTTATCAAACCAAGGAGTAAATCTTATTCCTTTTTTCCTTTTAGCCTCATCATAACTAAGTCCAAAATCAGACATTTGAATATACCCTGCACCATTTGTTTTAATTTTTATAGTGTTATCATTCCATATCTTACTAAAGACATTTTGAAATAGTTCATAACTTCCAGGTATACCAAAAGGAGAAACTCCATATTGTAATGCTTCAATCATTACTTGATTAGGGGTATCTCTTTTACTTAGTTGTTGAATAATATTTCTATAAAGAGCATCTACATTTTTAATCTCCCCTTTAGAATTAATTCCCAAACTTTGTACTAAATCTAACATCGATCTATTTGACATTACGCCAAATATATTATGTAGATGTTTAATCATTTCATTTTTATCAAGCTCTTTCCCACCAAGATCAAACCTTTCTTCCACAGGAAAGAAAGCAATTCCTTGAAATACATTTTTTTGTATTTGGCTACCTAAATCCCTAGGTTTAATTCCTTTTGTGGGAAGGTCTTGTTGCAGCTTCCAATAATAATTTTCAAGCTGCATTTGATTTAGTTGAATATCCTCTGCTATAGAGCCATCTGCTTTATGTACTGTTGTAGGAGCTATTGCGCCTACTTTAATACCATCCAAAGTAACAAGCTCGTGAGTTTGTTCATTAAAAGGCAATTCATTGCCATTTTCATCTTCTACCATTTTCTTATACAACTTTTCTATAGGAGTATTGCGCATAAGATTAGGCAATATAACAGCTTGAGAATACTTTAAATATATAGGATGCCCATTTCTATTACTAAAATATACACCCTTTAAAGGCTGTGCTAGTAATTTTAATTCTTCTAAAGTAAATACAGGTTCTCTTTCAAACATTTTTTTATAGGTAGAATCTAAAATAGGTCCTGATTTACCTAATTTATCCATAATAAATTTCCACCTTTGAGGAGTAATCCAAGCCTGTCCATCAGCATTATTTACATTAGAATATGCGTCTATAATTGAAGGATCATCTATATGTTTTTTAATAAGGTCTAAATTAACAGCTGGAACTTTTACACTATTAATTACGGCAATATTAAAATAAACTTCATCTGAGGACAATCTATTTAAATACTGTCCGTCTGTATATGTTTGCTGTATTCTTTTTTTGTAATCATTAAAGTTTTTGTAAAAAGCTACATCCCCAGCTATAAGCATAGAGTACTCTATTTGAGAAATTAAACTGTTTACAGTAACATCTGATATTAAACTAAATAAACCATTTTCAATATTAGCTCTTCTTGTATCTTTTGCTTTTTCAGAAAGAGGTCTAACAGGTCTTTGTAAATTATCTGTAGGAATATAACTTCTTAAAATATCAAAATCTACATTTCTAAGCTTTCTAAATCCTTGATATGTATAATATAAAACTCCTGCGTCTTCTAATATTTTATAAGTTTCTTTTATTTTAGTATGTAATGCCTCTACGATTAAAGGCATAATATCTGCTTTTCTAGATTCTATGTCTTTATATATAGGACGCCCTTTATAATAAATAGGCTTACTAAGACCTTTTGGCTTGGCTACATTTTTACCATTTTGAACAGGTGAAAGAGATGGAAATAAGCTCATCTCTAGGGCTTTTTGATCATAATTAACAATAGGCTCTTCCTGATTTTCTAGTCTTTGATGTGCTTCTTCTATACGATAATATTCTGCTTTAAAATAATTCCAGAAAATATCTTTAACATCCTCGTTAATTATTAATTTACCGTCTGTACCTTTTTCAGCATTAGTTTCTTGATGAACCCAATCACCCCAAACTATTTGATATTGGTTATTTTTATCTCCTGCTAAAGCAGTGTTATGAAAAGTTTTACCATTCTTATGATGGTTAAGCATTTTATTGATATAGTCAGTTATCCTATCTATATACTCAATACTTTTATTATCTACTGCCTCTTTAGCTGCTCTATCTGTTTGAAAAGAGTTAAATACAAAGACATCTAAATCTTCAAGTCTTTGTTGCATTAACTCTAATCTTTCTTCATCTGTTACATCATCTTCTAAATCAAGAGCTAATAATTTTTTAGCATAAAAACTACCTTTAGTCCAGGCTGAACTATTAAAATGAGACCTTAATGCTTCAGGATTATTTTTCCATTCTATAAATATTTTCTCTAGGTGGGAATATAAAGAATATAACCATCTACTTTTACCAACAGAAAAGAAAGAAGCATCTGAGCCTTTATCAAAAAAGAAAGCTTCTCCAGAAGCTAAATTTACAAAAGCTGAATTTCTAAGCACTTCTGCTCCAGGACTTGTTTTACCAATTTCTTTTACAGCCCTTACTGCTTGAGTAGCCATAAAAGCAAGAGCTTCTCCTGGATCATCAAATTTTTTGTGAGTCTCTAATAAAAAGTCTAAATTTTGCCTAGTTATAGTAACTCCTACAGAAGCAAGTACCTCCATAAAAGAATCTTTTAACTTTTCAATAGTATTCTCATTAGGCTCTTTACTATAAGCTATTAAGGCTGGATTTAACACTGACATTGCTTGGGCTAAAGTAGTGCCAGTGACATCCATTAATTCCATATTGTCTTTCCATTTAGACAATACTACATTTTTTCTAGATGTAACTTCTGAAAAATCTTGTACAGTTACATTTAAATTACCATTATCATCATACCCATATATAGTTCCTAAGAATTTTTTACGAGCTAAAAAGAAAGTATTTACAAATCTATTTTTAAAATCCTCATTAGTAACTCTTTTTAAATCATCATAAAGAGTTTGAAGAAAAGGTTTATATTTAGCATATTTACCTATTTCTTCTAAGAAGACTTCATATAAATCTTCTAAATTACCATTTTCATCTAAGTCAGCTACTACATTAGAAAGTATCTGATTTAAGTTTGTAAAAACATCTTCAAAATTTACAAAATTATATTCTCCAAATTTATTTAATTCAGATGTTTTATATAAAGATAAAAATAATTTAATATTGTTTGCAACTGTATTTTTTCTATCAGTAGTCCAAGCATCAGGTCTTATAATATTTTCTTTACCTTGCTCTTCTATTTGCTCTAAATAATCTTCAGCAGTTTCAAAATCTACTGAATCATTTATAATAAGTTTTTTAGATAAAAAGAATTGTCTTATCTTTTTAGTCCATTCATTCATATATTGTTTAGAACCTTCTAAAGAAGGAGCTAAAGCCATTTTAATAAAATCACCAGACTGTTGAAATTCTTTTATTTTAGTATCTATAAATTGCTCTACTATATCTTGAATAGAAATATTATTTAATTTAATAACAGCATTATTATTTTCAAAATCATAATTTAAAGTTTGAAAATATTTAAGAGCCATTGTATTTACAAGCATATCTAAATCTTCTTTAGTAAAGAACATTTCCAATCCTTGCTGCTGAGGCTCATAAACTTTTTGTCCGTATAAATCTATATAATAATATTTATCTATATCTGAATTATAAATAAGAAGAGGTTCATTATTTTCATCTACTCTATTTAAAAATAAATCTTCAGTTTCACTATTTATACTAGTAAAATCTCCGAAAACTTCTCTTTTGAAATAATCAGTATTAAATTGGTTATATAAATCCTCTGCGTATTTTTCATCTTTTGTTATTTGATATAACTTATCAAATAACAAAGATTTTACGCTTGAGTCTTTCCCTAAATATTTTACACTTCTACTACAAACCATATTATAATCCGCATTTTTTAGATATTTCTTCCTCTGTTATACCTTTATCTTTAAGTAAAGATATAAATGTATTAATTAATTCTCCCTTTTCTGGATTTGATAATTTAGCTGCTTCTTTTTGAAAAGCCTTTAATAGTACAGGTGTAGCATAAGTACTCTTCATTAAATTATCAAACAAATCAGTTTTTTCTTCTTCTGACATATTACTTAAATTAATAACAGTGTCTTGTTGAACTCCATTCCCTGACGGAGGTACAGGAGTATTATTTTCTCCTGGTGGAGTAGGGGGTACAGGAGTTGTAGGAATTGTAGGGGTATCTGTATTAGGGTTAACAGAAGGAATAGTAGTTGTAACTGCTCCTGAAATAGAGTTGTTAAAATTTTCTAATACCTCATCTTTTATTTCTAAAAGTTCCCCATACAACTTTTTAAAACTTTGAATTGTTAAAATGTCCATAGACCCTGGTACTTTTCCTTTATATTTAGCTGCAATGTTAGCTTTTATAGCTTTAATTTTAGCTGGGTCTGTAACACCTGTTAAAGCAGCTTGTAATTCTGCTTTCTTTTCTTGTAAAGCAGGCAGTTTTTTACTTTGTACTGCTACCATTTTTGCCTGCTTTTCTGCTAGTTCAAAATATGTTGTTATAACTTTTTTAATTACTGAAGGGTTGGTTACCAATACATAATTATCCCTTTTAGTTGGGTCTTGTCTTTGTGCTAACATACCTGCAGGATGAATATAATAAACATCTATAGCAGCACTTGTTCCTGAACCTTTAGGTATACCTATACTATATTTTTCAATCACATCTGGGCCTTCTTTTACCCAACCAATGAAAGCCTCTCTAACAGTAGAGGTTATTGTAACATTGCTGCTAGCAGTATTAGGATTATCTCCAAATATACTAGAATAATTAAGAGTTGGTTTTCCTGATGTATTCTTTTTCTTTTTAGCTTTTATTGCAGGAAGCCATTTTTCTTCAAAATATTTTTTAAGATCAAATTCTTCTACATCTAATATTTTTTGATTTTTATCTTCACCAATATTTTCATATTTGTTACCTTGTGAGGCTCTAGTGGTCAAAGGAATAACAAACATTCTAGATACTGGGATTCCAGCAAATTGATAATATAATTCTCTATAAGCATTTAATTGTATTTGATCTCCATTTTTATAGTTATATTTATCTTCTTTAGGATTATTATAGAAAAAACTTCTATCTTTAAAAGTAGTTTTTAAATCAAACATATGATACTCTCCAGTATCTACTTTATAGGCAAGTAAATCAATAGTACCTCCAAAATAAGTATCTGTATCTTCTTTGTCACCAAAAATTCCTACAGCAGATGGAGCGTTAGAATATATTACATAATTGTTTTTATAAAAATAATCTGCATAGCTTTGAAAAACATCAAATAAATTTTCAAAGAACTCAGTAGTCATTTCTATATCTGTTCCTTCTATTTCTTTATTGTCTGCATATTTTTTATTATAAGCCCCATTAACATTATCTACAGTTCTTTTTCCTTCTTCTATAAAATGAAATCTATTCATAGGGTAAGCAAAGAATTGCCTAAACATGTTATCTATAATAGTACCTCTCTTTACAGCTTTAAAAAATGTTGCATCTTTTTTCTGGTAAGGAGTAAGATTTTTTAATCTAGAAGCTCTTTGATAAAAACCTGATTCATTCTTTACAGTATAACCTTGCTCATTAGTAGTAAGAGATACATATCTTTCTGCAAGCTTTGGAAAATATTTTCTTAGTTGTTTATTAGTACCTCTTAATTGTTTTTTATAAACTTTAGCTTTTCCAGGATTGTAATCAGATAGTTTATTTTTAACACGTAAAGAAAAAGTATCTAAATAAATAGTGGTCTTACCTTGGAAAGTAGGCTCATTAACAACTGCATTAGTAGATATTATTTTATTACCAAACATATACCTACGGTATGCTACATTTTCTAAAGTAGCTTGTTTTTTAGGAGCATTCTTTCTCTTTTTAAATCTTATATGGTGTCTTTTGACATCCATTAAAGCACTTATAAATCTTTCTTTTTCTTCTGGTTTTTCAAAATCTTTTTTTGTAAATTCATCTTTACCAATAACAAAAATTTCTTGGCTTATAAATCTTGTTCTAGATTTTTTATTACTAGACCTGTCATATATAAAGAAATCTATTACATCTTTTACAGTAATATCTTTTTCATCTTTACCAAGTAAAGGTACAACATCTGAGTATTGAGTCAAGAACTTATTATATAACTCTTCAGACATTGTTTTAAGCCTTACTTGTTTACCTGCAGCTACATTTTTAAATCTTTCTTTATATAGATCATACAGGAATTCTGCAGTATTTTGATCTAATTTTTCTACATTTAGTTTTAAATAAAAAGGCATTCCAGCAGCTGTATGAATTAATACATATAATTCACCAGGAGCTACTGGTCTATTTAAAGTAATAGTTTTTCCTTTAGTATTTTCTAATTTACCTACTTCATTAGCAATAAATAGTCTATCCGCTTTTATATTACTTATATCTCCTTGAAATTCATAAAGGTCTTGTACGGAGTTAACAGCAGCTCTACCAGGAGTTCCTTCATCTGCTTTAATAGTACCATTCATTTGTCCTTTAATAACTGTATTTAAGTCATTAATAGGAGTACCAGAAAGAATTTCTTTAATTATAGTTGTTCTAATTCTTTTAGTTTTTGCATTAAATAATGCATTAAATTTAACAGCACTAGCTTTATCAGACTTAGTGTGTAAAGGAGCCATTAAGCTTTTAGAAAACTTGGCATTAATAGGTAAGTAGTTAATTAAAAACTCCTCATCAATAGTGTCTTGGTCAATAGTTACTTTACCATTTTCATCTACACTAGTAGCAGCTTCCCACATTTCTAATGCCTTTAAAACATTAGGAGGTAATTCCTCTCTTTTTAATACAGGAGTTTGCCTGTATTTATTTATTCTATCTTGTGCAGATTTTAATTGTTCTTGTAATGTAGAAATATACTCAGAGGTAACTCCCTTTGTAATACTTTCAAAAGTAATATTTCCCTTAGTATCTTTTAATTTGCCATATAAAAATTGAACTGAAAAAGATTTTTTATTTTTTCTTACTACTTTTAACTTAGCATTAGGGTATTTTTCGTGAGTTTCAGGTAAATAAATAAACCAGTTTTTTTCAAAATTAGAAAAATCTCCTTGAGCTAGAGCTAATTTTCTTCTAAGTATTTCTTGTTCATCCTTTAATTTTTTTAACTCAGATTTTTCTTCTTTAGATAAAGTTGTTTCTGTAGTAGTTCCAGCAATTTCAAAATAAACTTTATGTCCTTTTTTGTCTACAGGGTTTCTTTCAAAAACTTCTACTGCAGGGTCTATAAAGTTAAAAATTTGGTCAAGCTCATCATTCCTAATCATTACAGGAGTATCAAAAGATTCCTGCTCTAATCTAGTATCTTCTTTTGCATTTACTACTTTAGTTACTTGTCTATCTTCTTCAGTAAGAACATTTCCTTCTGTGGAATAAACTGTAAGAATATCATTAGAAGCAGCAGCATCATAGTAGTCTTCATATTTAATTAAAAACTTATTGCCTTTACTATCTTCTACTGAGATAGATTTTTTATTAATTTTAGTAATAGTTACATCATCTCCTGCATTTTTATGCCAGTCAGGTACAGTAATAATATCTCCCTCTGCAAAGTTTTCTTTGAGATTTTTAATGTACGCTTCTTTCTCTAAACTCTCTCTTTCATTTTCATTTAAAGAAGAGTCAGCGTCTTCTTTAGCTTTTTGTGCCTCCTCTTCTTCTGCTGCTTCTAATTCTTCTTTTCTTTCTTTTTTAGTGGCATTTATAAGATCTCTTGTCTCATTATCTATACCTTCAGGTATAAGGATATTATCTAATTCCTCTAAATTAGAAGAATTAGCAATATCATCTAAAACAGTTTGTACTTTTTTAGCTTGTTCTAATTTTCTTTCTAACTCTCTAGAATCATTTACAAATTTTTGAAACGCTTCATTACTTTTATCTTGATTCCATACGTCCTCTATTACATCTTTTTTAGATTCAATAGAAGGGTCAAGCGTTAAATACTCTGTATAAGCTTTTTCTAATCTTGGGTCTGATTGTAAAACATCTCTAATTAAAGATTGGTTTTTAGGGTCCAATAATATATTTGCAGCATCTGGAAACCTTCTATTATTATTACCAAGCTCTGTAATAGTTTCTGTTAATTTTTCTTTTCTTTTTTCTAAAAATTGTAACTCAGAATGAGATACTAAATATTGCTCTAACAATTTGTCATAGAAAATATCAAAATCTTTGTTTTTTACATTATCAGCATTTAGCTTTATAAGAGACCTAGAAAAATCCTGAAAAAGATTATATTGATTTTTTAAATAAGTAGCTTTATTTAAAATATCTGATTTAATTTCATTTATATCAAGATTGTTACCTTGTGTTGCTTCTGCAATTTTACCATGCGCATCTAAAGCTTGTCTAAGAGTTTCTACACCTAATTTATCATCTAAGATAAAAGGTATAACCATTTCTGTGTAAGCTTTGTTTTTAACAGCGTCTAAAAGTCTTTTATCACCTGTTTCTTTAGCAACATCAAATATAGCAGAAAGGGCTTCAAATTTTAAATCCCCCTCTAATTTCATTCTTAATTTAACAGGGTCTACTTTCTTTTCTAACTCCCCTGTTTCTTCATTTTTTACATAAACTACTTCTTCTTCTCCTTGTTCATTTATAACAGTTTCAAAAACATCACTAGATTGAAAAATCGAAGCTAATTGATTTAAAGAATTGTTTCCTCTTTCTATAAGCCTATTTAAAGTTTCCCTATCTTTTTTAGCTTTATAACTATTAGCTGCTGCAGACATTGTACCACCATAAACTGAGCCAAGAAATACTGCTACTTGCCCGTCTGTAGTACCTAATGTTTTAAGCCACTCTTTAGGAGCATCTGTTAAAAAATCTCCTAAAGTATTTTCTGGGTTTTCTGTAAAGTAATTTTCTGCAGTACTTTGCAGCCCTTCTTCCCAAAATCCTTCTCTTAATACACCTTTGCCCCATTCATCTCCCCAATTTTTAATCTTTTTTAAAGTGGAAGGATTAGCAACTTTTTCAACACCTTCTTTAGTTATTTGATTTCTAGCTCCTCTAGCAGCTCTTCCTCCCCATAATATTTTAGACATTGCTATGTTAGGACCTATTAATATACCCACATTGGATTTAAAAACTTTAGCTCCTATACCAGATTTTAATTCTTGCATTTCTTTTTCTGCTTTTTCTTGTGCAAGAATTTTAGCATTTTGTATTATTTCAGGATTGCCCTGCGCATTAGCAATTATCTCATTATAATTTTTATTTATTCTTTCTTCTAATTCTTCTTGATATTTTGGAGATTGCTCAAAAGAATCCATAGAACCTTTAGCTTCTGCAGCAGATTCAAAAATAGTATTAGCTACAGCAGCAAGTCCAATATCTGCATTTGAAGGTTTTATTCCTAATGATGCTAAAGTAGCTGCTGCATCATCAGTAGACTTAGCCATAGCAGTTAAAGCCTTAGTAGGCATAAGTTTAGAACCTAATCCAAGTTTACTAATAGCTTGTCCTGGAGCTAACATTGCTACAATATATCCTAAACCATCTGCACCGTCAGTTGCCCAGAAATCAATAGAAGTAATTTTATCCCAAAGATTTCCATCTTGTACAGCTTTTCTAACATATACAGGTAAAACCTCCTCATTAATATGTTCTTCTGCGTCAGCTATAGAATTAATCCAAATATTATCAAAAGCTGTTTTAACAAAGTCTGTATTATCTTCACCTGTGGCTAAATCTATTGCTTGCCCTATTGCACCTCCAACAATTCCTCCTAATACACCAGGCATTTTGGCTATTTCAGAAACTGCTTTAGTTCCTACTCTACCAAAACCAGCTCCAAATTTAGCAAGCCAAGGCTGTCTTCTAGCCCTAATTTCATCTAAATTATATAACTGTGAAAAAGGTATATTAGGTTTATCATATCTAGACTCTCCTAATCCTATTCCACCAACAGGTACAATACCACTATAGTTAAATGCAGATTCATAGCTTAAAGAGTTTCTTGCAGCTATATCCGCAATTAATGGATTAGGGGAAGCTGACATTCCCCTAGACTGTATATCACCTAATAATAAATTTTCTTCTTCCATTAATTAGTAGTTTTATCAATACCAGACATGTTCAAATAATTTAAATTAGCATTTAAATTAGTTAATTCATCTCTCATATGTTTTTCATAACCAACTTGCCCTACAATTGGATTAGTAAGAAGTTCAGATATATTATCTACATTAAAAGTAGACAAGACTATTTGAGGATTATCATAATCATTAACAAGATATTTAAACCCTATTTGTTGACCTTGAGGATTAAAAGCAGGTCCTAATTTAGCAAAAGCTTGTCCTGCCATAATAGCATTAGTAATATTTTGACTATCTTGTGTAAGTATAGATATATTTTCTGGAGCTTCTACAAAGAAATTAACAGGTTCACCATCAGCATTTAATGCAGTAGCAAGCCATTTACCAAGAGCAGGCATATATCCTTTTAATGTAGGCTTACCTTGCTCTAAGAAATCATTATATTCATCTGAATCATACCCAAGTTCGTCTAATACCAAATCCATCGGCAACTCTTCTCCATTATATAGAACTCCTTTATTAAAGATTCTACCTATACTTTTTTCTCCTCCACCTGCTTGATTACCAAAAATTTGATCATTCATCCATTCAAAATCAGCTCCAATAGGGATAGTAGAGCCAGAGTAAGCTTTTTCAAACTTTATTTGGAAGTTTTGTAATCTCTCTACTAGCTCTTGATCATTTAGATTAGCCAATTGAGGATTTTCAGCTCTCATTTTATTTAAATCTTCTTTTAAATGATTACCATCTTTTTGAATAACTATAGTATTTTGCTGAGAGAAACCAGTAGGTCCTAAACCTGTACCCATAGATAAAGCTAACCTACCATCATCTCTTATAGTTGCAACAGCTAATTCGCCTTCTTTTTGAGATATTTCATATCCATTTTCTTTGTACCAATTAACTTTTTCTTGGTAAGTATCGAATTTTCCTGATTCTATTAAGTTTCCTTCAGGAGTATATTCAGCTTCAGAATAAGCCTTAGTATTTAATAAAGGAGAATTACCATCTACAAATTTTGAATCTAATCCTTGGACTAAATTATTAATAAACCCAACTCCTGTTAGACCTTTTCTGCTACTTGAAGAAGGGGCTATTACTCTAAAATCTTGTTTTTGAGCATCCTGAACTTTACTAAATGCTTGCATTCCTACACCTGCCTGAATCATTTGCTCTGCTACTTCTGGTGAAAGGTTATGCCAATTAAGAGTTTTATATCCAGCTCCCCCTTCTTTAAGCCATTTGTTTTGTAAGAAATTTAGTTGTTGCTCTATTTGTTTGGCATTTTCTTCTTCTACTCTATTACCTGTTCTTGAATCTATAACATATAACCCTTCTGGTGTACCTTTAATTTTATAAGAACCATCTTGAAAATTATCTTTTACATTTGAAGTCATCAAATTACTAAGAGTAGCAAGATCTTGTTCAATAGAATGAAACTGAGGAGGAGTAGGAGCAAAGAAAGGATCTATAACACCTGTTTCATTAAATTTTTTTATATAATCTTGATATCCTTGGTTAAACATATTCATAGCTCCTTCTGGACTAAAGCCCATATTAACAGCATTTTCTAACAAGTTTGCTCTTTCTATATCATACTGTGCTTTAGCATTAGCAATCTGGCCAACTCTGCCCGTAGGACCTAAAGCTAGTTGATAATCTTTATTAAACTTTAAAAAATCACTCTTAGAAGCTTGGTTAAATCCTTCTTGTGCAAGTTGTGTAGAAAGACCTTCTAATTCATTATAAAGTCTATTTCTTTCTTCTTCTAAAGCAGGAGTCATTTCAGGTAATGAATCAATCTGAGCAAGCTGTGTTTCTAACTCAGATATCCCAGCATTAATAGCATCGTGTTTTTCTCTTTTATAAGCAGGCGCCATCATAAGCTCCTGCAAAGAATAAGGATTATATTCTGGAAATTCTGCTTGAGTATATCTATTTGCAATCATAATTATTTATTTAAATAACTTCCAAACATAGCTACAATATTACCTTGCTTATCTCTTACAAATTTACCATCCCAGGTATATCCGTAAATTTCTTTTACTAGTTCTTTATCAGAAGTTTCTTTTCCTAAAGAACCAATAGAATTTAAAATAGCGTTAAGCTTTGCTTGTCTTAAAGATTGAGTGTTTCCAAAGTTAGCCATATTATCAATAGTATCATAATTACCCATTGCTTGATTTGATAAAGCTTGTCTTTGATTTAACTGATTTTCTTTAAGATTTAGATCTATATTACCTGCTTGAGCTTGATACGCACCTGAAGAAGCTCCTGCGGCACCTGCTCTAGTAGCTCCTACTAATCCACTATAAAGTCTTGCACTATCTCCACCAGAGTTAGCTCTCATCATATTAGCAGCATTAGCAGTAGCTTGATTCGCTTGATTAACAATAAAGTTTTGATCTATTCTACCTAAATTATTATTTCCAATTATTCTTTCTCTTCTAACAGGAGGGGCTTGTTTAATTGGATTAAATAAATTACCAAGTAAAGGAGCAAGTCTTCCTGCTTGTGCTAAATAAGGCATAACTTCTCCTAATCCAGAAGAATTAGATTTTTTCATACCTGGAGCATTTTTCTTTGCTTCATCACCAACAGATTGCGGCATTGTAGTTCCTTTTAAAGAAGACATTGTAGCAGCAGGCATAGTACCTGCATAATTAATTAAATTAGGAGTATTTTCTCTTTTTACAGTAGGAACAGGAGTAGAAGGAGCAATAGGTGCAGAAGAAATATTTGTATTGGTTTTTCCTTGACTTACTACTGGTGGTTTAATCCCTGGCCTTATAAAGTTTTGTCTTGGTAATAAAGATCCTTCTTGTTTAGAAAATACTCCTGGAGGCATTGATGCACCTGTGTCTACTATAGGGTTACCTCTCCAACCATCTCTTTCCATTTGTCCTACTACAGAAGGAGTACCAGCAAAACGGTTTTTTAAGCTTACTCCTTGAGGACTAAAAGCGTTAGGAGTTATCTCAGGATAAGCTGGAGGTGGGGTAAGATTTAATCCATCCCCTATTTCAAATGTAGAGAATACAGAAGGTGGAATACCAGCTCCAGTATCCATAGTTACTCTCGGAACTTTGGGTAATTGAATACCCCTCATCTCTTGATTAGAATAAACAGAAGGTGGATAAGAAGGATCTCCTTGAAATTTTGCAAGGTTATTTATATAAGGCATAATATTAGGAAAGCCTCCATCAGGATAACTATTAGTTTTTCCTCCATAACCCATTCTATTTTGGAATTGTAAATAGTTTGGTTCTATAATAGCATTAGGGTTAAGCTTTTGCAAGGTTTTTAATTGCTGCTGAAATCCTTGATAGTTTTGAGGATTTTTACCTGTAGGACTAACTATATAATTAGTACCTTGATTTTGTACATCTAAATATCCTGCAGTTGCATATGGACCTAAATTAAGATTAGGTTGTTGTATACCTGTCATAGACGCTTCTAATGCATCATAAGGATTTATTTTAGTAGGTGGTTTTGTTTTAGTTTTCTTTCCTATAGGGTCTGTCATACCTCCATATGCCATTTGAGACATATTAGTAGCCAAAGCATTATTATTAATATCTTCGTTTACTTGGTTTTGTCCAAATAACCCCCCAACCATAGGTCCTGCAATTTGCCCTAAAGCTCCTCCTATCATTCCTCCAATTGGTCCCCCTATAACAGTACCAGCTACTCCAAGCCCTGTTTGAGTTAAAGTATCTGCAATAGCGCCTCCATTTGCCATTTGGTTAGGCATTTGATCTAAAGGAACTGCAGGAGTTTCAGGCTCCATCATTTGTTTAACCATCTCTTGTTTTTCCGCTACTTTAGACAAAAGATCTTCCTTGGTTCTCATAGCTTCAGGAGTTTTTCTATCCTTAAACTTTCTTTCTATTTTTTTAGCTTCTTCAGCAGGTGTAGCGGCTTGTACCCATTTAGGTATACCTAACATTTTGTTAAGTCTGCTGTTTATGTCTTTGTTAATTTTCATAATTAATTCTATTACTAAAAATAAATTTTCCTTGTTTAGGGAAGTTATAAGAAAATTCTCCTTCTTCCACTGTATTTAGTTTACCATTAGAAGAAGTACCTATTGGTATTCCTCCATTAATATTTGATTCATGACTACCACCTTCATCATAAGAATTAGTTTCTCTATAAAACTGAGGGCTTTGATTTGAAACATTACCCCCATAAGCTGCGGGGCTTATTCCTTTTTGCTTTAATGTATGCTTTTCATTCTGTACTAATAAATTCATTAATTCAATTAATGATTTCTGTTCCATTATTTGTTTAATTTCTTGGTAGTCTGGTTCTATATTATTTTTTTTATAATATTCTTTTTCTTTTTTAAGAAGTAACTCAGGAGTTACAACTTCGTCTGGTTTAATATCAAGCTCTCTTCTTATCCCAAATATTCTAGCATATATTTCACTAAAACTACCAAGATACCGATCATTTAAATTTTTGTACTTTTTATCATTTTTTAAAACATTTGTAAGTATATCTTTAGAACCTTTAAATTTATCAATACGTGAAGCATGGGCTGTTTCATGAGCAGCTGCTCCTTTATCTGTATTTTCAGGATCTTCTAACCAATATGGGAAATAGATATAATGACCCAAAGGAGAATAAGCACCTATTGCAGACGACATATAAGTATTACCAGGAACATCTACTCCTCCTTTATATTTAACAGTTTCTACATTATTTAAAACTATATTTTTTATTTCTTTATTATATTCTTCTAATATACGTTCTTTTTTTTCTTTTTCGGATGGAACATTATTATACCACCAATTTTTTAGTGGGTGATCTTCTTCGTACTGAGTTCTAGATAACGATTCAAATTGTTTATTTCTTCCTGGAGATTTTAACCAATTAAGCATCCATTTTCTTTCATGCTCTAGTTTATTAGTATCAGGTAATTCATATGGGTTTAACTTAAAACCTTTTTTTGTGGGAGTTAAATATTTTGGTAAAGAATCGTTTTCTTTACAAGGAGGCTGACCTGGACCACCACAATTAGAATTTACTGACCCACCTTCTGCATATTTATTGTTTTCTTTAGGCAGTTGTGTGGCTATAGGAATACTACCTGCTGTATAATTTAAAAGATCAGCTATAAGTTGATGATTAGCAGGGGTATTATTCATAATATTATTTAATCTTATTTTAGGATATACTCTTTGAAAAGAGGCAACTTTCTCAGGAGTAATCTCTTCCCACTTATCTTTAAGATATTTTCTATCCACCATAGCTTGCCTGTACTCTCTTAGAAAAGGATAACGCTCAGTCATATTATCTACGTTTGTTCCGTATTTTCCATTACCTCTTCTAAAATAATCATGTTGTTGAGCTCTATTAGAAAATTCTCTCTCTAATTTAGAAGGTATTTTATTACCTTTTTTTAATTTTAATTCTCCTAATTTTACATCTGCCCATGTTGGTTGTGCTCTTTTAGTTGCATATCCATCAGATTCTTTTATAAATTGCTTAAAAGATATGTTAGGGTCTTTTAAAATTTTTGGTACATCTGCAATTGTTTTATCTTTAATATCTATTTTTGACATAGCCCAATCTCCATATGTTCTAAAAGGAAATTGTGCTAATCTACCTGTTAATTGGCTGTTTTTATGGTCTTGTATAAAATGCCCAAACTCATGATCTACTATTGATTTATAACTTATATCTCCTAGCTCTCTACTATTGTCTTGGAACATATTTATATGCATTTTTCCAAATCCTGGCGAATATAAAGACCCTGTTTCAGGACCAGAAGTAAGTTTTAATTTTTCTAACTTATCTATGAAGTTAGTGTATCTATCCCCTACAATTCCCATTCCTTGTAACCTATCTTTCCCTTTTTCACTTTTAAAAAAGTCTACTTGCTCGTCAAAATATTTTTTTATTTTAGGATGAGAATCTTTGTAATCAAGCTTATAAATACCTTTTTCAATAGAATCAACAAGTAAAGAAATAGGATTATTTCTAGCAAAACCTAAATCAGTTTTATTTGCAGCTTTTGCTACTTTGCCAATATCTCCCACATAACCTGCTCCTAATAAATCTACAGGGTCAGTAAGAGCATCAATACCAAAATTAACAACATTTTGTAAAATGCCTGTAGGATTTTTATATCCAATAAATTGAGAAGGTCTGCGCTGATTATTACTTCCAGGTAAAGCATCTGCAAAGTTATAATTTTTTCCTCTTACAGCTTGTATACCTTCTACCATAGCAGATTGAGGAATTTGCAAAGCTTCTGTTGCTCCTTCAATTAATTGTGGTGCTATATTTTTAGCATCACTGGCTAATGATTTTTTAGTGTAAGCCTTTCTTCTAATTGCTCTACCAATAGGGCTGTTATCATTAAAGTATTTTTTTTCATCTTCAGAAAGACTATCATACAAAGGATATTTCTTATAATCTACACTACTATTAATAACAACCTCATCTAATTCATTTGGTAGTTCTGCAAATAGTCCTTCTCTATATGCTTTAGCATATTCAGGAGTACCATAAACAACTGTAGGAGGTTTCTTTTTTGTAGGGGGGTCTACAGGACCCCCTACTGCAAATTGATTTAATCCTTCTAAATCATCATCAATAGGAGGTACATAAGTAGATGGTAAGTCTTTCATTACATCATTAGTAATGATAGGCTGAAAGACCATTGTATTATCTTTCTTTACTTTAGTATTTGCTAATTCTCCAATACCTTTTCTAGAATAATAAAGATTATCATCTCCTTTATAAATCTCTCTGCCTAATTGTTTTTCTTTTTTAGCAGTTGCTCTATAAGTAGGATGCTTTTTACCTTTAAGAATTTGACCAGTTTCAGGCACTACGCTGGGATAATGTCCCGAGGCATCTGGCTGTATATTATATTTAGTCGCTGTTGCATAGTCATAACCTGAACCTTCTGGGTCAAAAGTAGTATTAAAAGCATCTGGATTTGCTTCTTTATATCTCTCTAAAGAAGTCATAAAAGATTCTAACTTCTTTTTTCGTTGTGCAGAACTTCCTGCCCAATGATAATTAGCCCAAAATTCTGGAACAGTTTCTTCACCATTCCATATTTTTTTAAAATCAGCTTTGGGATGCATTATCATATTACCTAAAAAAAGAACATCTTGTTGTTCTTTTTTTAATTTAGTTGCATCTAAAGAATTACCTTTAACAGCTTCTTGTAGCCATTTAGGTACTTTTGCTCCTAAACTCTGCAAGAATCTTTTAGTTCTTCTAGCAGCAGTTATACCTCCTGCATTTTTACCTTCTTCAAACTGATACACTCCTCTACCTGGACCTCCTCCGTATTGTCTTATACTAGGATTCATAGTACCAGCAGATTCATGAAATGCAACACTCCCTAAAAGATCATAGTAATCTTTGGGAGTGCCTCCTTTAGTTTTAACTAATTGGTTTATAAGGAATTCTAATTCTTGCATCTTACAAATATACAAAAAATTTGTACAAAAAGCAAATAATTTTTAACAATAATTATAATATAATTTATTATAATGTGTAATTTACTATAATATCATGTAATATAAATTTACCATTATATGTATTATCATATTCTAATTCTAAAAATATCCAAGGATTTCTCATTCTTTGTCTACCTTGTCTAGGAATATCTGCTTTCCAAGCTCTTAGTTTTCTCCTAACATTACTTGATCTAGAAATTAATAAAGGAATTCTTCCAGAATCTTGGTGTTCAGAATAAGCTCTAATATGAGTAAGCGTACGTTGGGGTTGTTCAATATCTTCTAAGTATACTTCAGAATTAAATATAATATTATTAAACACCTTAACATAATCACTATCTGGATTTAACATTAATGTTATTTTAGAAGGTATTCTTTCTTCAAAATATTTATTGTAATCTCCTGCATATTGCTCATAAATTTTAGTTCTATCACTATTAGTAAGCAACATTCTGGGTCCTTTATATATATAATTTCTAGGATAATATAATTTTAAATCGACAAATTCATTTTGATTTTCATTGAATAACCTAGTAAAGGATTCTTCTCCTTGTAAAAGAGATATATAAACATCTTTGTTAAAGTTATCATATCCTAATAATGCTCCAGTACCAAGTAAAGGATTGTCTATTTTAAGATCATTATAATTATAATTATTATTAAAATAAGTATGAAGCCCTTTAACATCTGAAAGAATAGGTCCTACTGCGTCAGGAACTCTTCCTAATCCTTTATTTAAAGCATCATAATAATAAATACCTTTATTAGTAGATAACACTCCCCATTTATTTATAGAGCCAGATACAGTAGTTATATAATTAACATCATATAAAACCTCTCCTGTACCTAATTCTACTGCAACTCCATCAGAGCCTTGTATTTGAACCCTTGGGTTAATAGATAATCCTGCTATAGCTTCATCTTGGAAAGTATATAAATTGTCTTTAAAATTAACTAAAGCATTAATTGGACCATATTTACCGTCTAAATCTTCAAATTCATTTATTAATAAATCTGTCCAACTATCTATATCTTCTCCAGGTATTTTTACTTTAGAAGCATATACTCTAGTATCAAATAACTCTACAGGTTTAAAATTACTACCAGTGCTTACAAAAGGGATTAAAGTAGGTTGTTGAGAATAAACTGTATTATAATTTGTATATTGCTCAAAAGTAGGTTGAAAATTACTATCCCAATCAAATATACTAAAATCATTTCTATTTTCTAAATCTACAGTTGTTTCTACAGGAAAAGATATAATTTCACTAAATTGTGGAATACCTGTATCAAATGTTTCTGTGTTTGTCTTACCTATTCTTAAAAATTGGAAGTTTTGAACATAAGTATCTCCAGGAGAATCAATAAAAACATTATTAGTTTGAATGTCTGTATAACTACCTATCTCATAATAAGTGTTAAGTTTTTTATCTTCAAAGCTATTTCCCCCATATATATTTCCAAAATATACATTCAGCACAGGTACAATAACATCTACCGAAATAACCCCATTAGGGTTTGTATTACTAGTATCTGTATATAAATCTTCTAACTTAGTTCTTGCATTAGTAGTGTCATTTGCATCTCCTAATACTATTAAAGCGCTTTTATTAGCCCAAGAATTTATACTTACAATAGGAGTACAGTTAACATCTCCATTACTACAATCATCTAAATTGCCATCAGATGCAAATATTTCTAAGCTATTAATAAACTTATATTTAGGGTCGCCATTATAAGAAATTTCCTTTTGTCCTTCTATTAAAAGCTCAGGTTTTCCATAAATAGGGTAAGTATTATTATTAGTGTTTCTTTCAAAGGAATTAAACTCCCTATAGAATTGATAAAAATCTACAGTATCAGACGCGCCAGAAGGACCTATATAACGAGGACTTCTACCTCCAGGAGTATTAAAAGTATCTGCTATATTAAAATCATCTATAATTTGTCTAGTAGGAAAATATTCAAATTTACCTCCATTTTTTCTTAAAGATGTTGCAATAAAAGTTTCTTGTGATCTTACTACTTCATTAGTAGTTACGCATACCCCATTTACTTTTAACTCTAACCCTTCTTTAGTAGAAGCTAAATCAAACATAATTTCAGGACTAAAAAATTGCATCATTTTAGTATGCTGAAAAGTTTGAGATATTTTATTGTCTCTTTGTACAGCGGTATGAATCTCCCCTCCATCTGTAGAATTAGCGTCATTTATATCCAAAGCATCATTTAACCAAGAAAGATGCAATGTTTCTATAACTCTACCACTAGTTACATTAGAGCCTCCGCCAATATCAGGTTGTAAATATAACCTAGATTCAAAAGGTCTAATAGCCCAAGAAGGCATTTTTACAGCATCATCTTGAACAGCTTGCCTATTAGATAACGTATAATAATCTTCGTAAGTTTTAGCTGCATCTCCTTTTACCTGAAACATAGCAGAAGATAATATACCTTGATACAATACAGTCCTGTCTTTAAACTGTCTGTCTGCTCTTATAATTTTATAACCAGTAGGTCTATCATCTTCAGTTTCAAAATTAGCATCATTAGCAAGCCAAGTATAAAATTCTGCAGTTAAAGAAACCTCAAGAATATTATAACTTCCTTCTAAGTTTTTTGTGGGAGCTTTTAAATCAGCTACCCATTTAGGAAAGGTTTTTTGACCTAATCTGTTATAAAATACAATGCCTATTCTATATATTTCATCAGATTTAAAGAATCTTTTTCTAGAAGAATTAGATACATTTAAAGGATTAATAGAATATTCCACATATTTACCTGTTCCTCCCTGCTCATTACTATTAATTTTGTATCTATAAAAATCATAGTTAGGATTTATACAATCAAATTCTTCAGGAATATTACTAAAGGTACCATCTACTTGTACTACATCACTACCTGCATCTTGAACATTTATACCTGTAATAGCATTTGGAATGCTTAAAGTAAAGCCGTCATCAGGAATAATATTATTTAATATATAACTAGTACTTGTTCCTTGTAGATAACTAAAAGCTCTACAATCTAAATCTACATCAAAATTGTTTTGTTTAATATTAGCAGAAAATAAGATGTTATCTTTTGTCTCTATATGTTGAGGTATAATAGGACTACTACCTAAAAAAAGAAGTTCTTCAATAGAAACAGTCTGTTCTATTGTTCCATCATCAAAATAAGTAAAAGAATTTGAAGAATTTATTTCTCTGTCTGCTAATAAACTAACACTAGGGTCTTGATTTAAAGACGTGTATTTAATTGCATATAACCTGATATTAGTATATTCAGGGTCAATATTATCAATAGTAATAACGGGAGTAGCTCCTACAACTTCATTTACATCACCTCCTCCTAAGTTATCTCCTTTACCTAAAGGTATTAAATCTGTAACAGGGGATAGGGTAGTTTGTGACGCATTAAGTCTATAAAGATTGTATGCATACTGAATCATACCAGATGTATGACCTCCTCCTTGTAATACACCTGTTACAACAGGCTGAGACAAATCAAAGTTACCTACAAAATTTATAGTATTAGAATTAATATCAATTAATTCTTCATTATCTCCATTAGCAATACTATGGTCTAAATTAAGAAATCTAAGTTGGTTGTTGCCATCTACCCAATATATTTTCTCTATAATATCATTTTCATAATTAAATATAGCTTGAATTGGGTTATTACTGCTAAAGTTAAGATTTCTTACATATAGTAAATTAATGGTATAATCTCCTTGCAATACAGCAGGGACATACCATATACAATCCATTCCTAAATCATCTGTAGTAAAAATAACAATACCTTCCCTAGTATCTACAGTGCTTATTATCTTTTGCCCTTGAGAAGAAGCGGGAAGTAAACTATTAGATATTTGAGTATCTATTTCAGAATTAGTATAAAAAAGTGTTTGTATTACTTCTCCTGTAAAATCTGTTTCTGAAACAGTTATTTCTTTAGTATTAGTATCAATATCTACATAAGGAATAATTATTACTGCTTCATTTCCTTTTTCATTAGATACCCCTAAAGAAGATTGTGTATCAGTAGCTAATATCCTAATATGTTGGGCTTCAAAATAATATTCAGGTAGATGTTTACCCTTTGATATATCTTGATTTATACCTCTGTATGTATATTTAGATGATTTATCCATTAATGATACCTTTTAATACGTTCTCTTTGTCCTGCCCCAATATAGAAATTATCATAAGCTTTATCATTTACAATAAGTCTATTTACTGCGTTCATAGTAGATTCTAAATGATCTATACCTTGCAACTGCATAGAAGTGTTTGCAGCGCCCATATAAAAAGATTTTTTTTGCTCTACATTATTATACCATTTATCAGTTACTTTTCCTGCACCCCATAAAGGTTCTAAATATCTGTAAGTAATATAATATCTAATAGCTTCTTTTACCTGTATATTATCAGGTATTAAAGGAAATCCTTCAGTATCACAAGCAAGTCCTTGGTAAGCTATTTCTATATTTCCTTCTTTTACAGAGCTTTGTATTACTCCTCCGTTAGTAATATAAGTATACTCACTCATTCTTTCTCCAGTAGTACCTGCTTCTGTGTCTACAACTGAAGTGTTAACTCCTTGATTTGATTCATCATAAGGACTATTGGGTAAATCTGTAGTATCTGTATTTATAGAAGGACCAGAATCATTACAAGGAATAGAAGGATGATAAAGATCAGTGGCTCTTCTAAGAGCAATATCTTGCCCTCCTGCATTTAATAATTTAACTCCTTTAATAGTAATAATATTATCAGGCAAAGCTGCTTTATATTCTACTAATGAAGTAGCTTCTACCTTGTCAATATAAGCTAAAGGAGCTCCTATTAACCTTATAGCATCTACAGCATATTCTGCTGCATCTGTATAATTTAATTCTTCTGTATATGGTAAGTTATATACTTGCCATAATATTTCTTTTAATGATATGTATTTTCCGTTGAACATAATTAGTAGAGTAAATAAGCATCAATATTATTATCAGGATTTTTTATTTCTTTCCCTATTTTTCTTTTAAATTGTCTTACAATATCAAATTTATAAAGGCTTCTAAATTTAAAAGCAGATTTAAATTTTTTTAAATATATCTTAAATACATAGTTATTACTATGAGAATTATTGTATCTTACATACCTATTATTTTTTGTTTCAGGATGCTCTTCCCACATTTTTCTAGTAGCTACCCAATTAATAGGGATGTTTGTATAAAGCTTTCCGTCTTTTACTTTAGAAGTTCTTTTTGATTTTTTAAGTACTAGTTCAAAATTTAAACCAGGCATTTTATAAGTTACTCCTTTAAAAAGCAAAAGGTCTTGTAATTCTAAATTAAAATCTTCTATGACTTGTTTGTATTTATGTTTATCTACAGGATTTTCTAAGTTTTTTTTATAAAACTTATAATAATCAGGCATCCCATAATCTACTTTTATTTTACTTTTACCTCGTTTGATCATTTATATCGTCGTTAATTTTGTCTTCTTGAAGTTTAAATTTATTTACAAGTTTCATAACAACCTCATCTCTTATAATATTTACATAATGAGGTTGTAATGGGTAATCTGTATTATCATAAGTAAAACAAGGAGCTTCTTCTGGAGTACATCCACAACAGTCTGTATAATCTTGTAATTCTAAAGGGTCTTCAAAAACACCAGTTATAGTTAAACAATCCAATAATTTATGCTCATTTCCAGAAGGAGCAGTTACATAGATATACCCATCTTCATCTAAAAAAGCATACAAAGCTTTTTTAATTTTAGCCCCATGCAAAAAAGCAGCTCTCCTTTTAGTAATAAAATTAAAAGGTATAGCAAGTCTATTAGTGGGCTTTACACTGCTAAGAGCTACTTTTGTATGCAATTCTAAGGGGGTAGGTATAGGTCTACTAGTTCTTAATAGTTGATCACACTCTATATCTACGTTACATTCATTTGCTGACACTAACTCTAATGACTCACAAAAAGTCTGAGTTATAGAAATATCATAGGAGCGTTGGTAATTATTTAAATCTTTTCTTAAATAATCAGCACGTATAATATTATATAAATAGATAATATACCTATCTGATACTTCTGTATCATCAGTATAAAGACTCAGAGCCTCTCTTACGTCATAAATTAGTTTATTTAGTGTCATTGTAAGAAATTATTGATTAATTAACTTAAATTTATTGTAATCTGTATTTGACATTTCAAAATACCTATTGGTATCTTTACAAAGCATAGTATGTTTTTTTGTACCTGCTTTTGTAGTAGTTGTTTTAATATGTTCTATATTTGTTGTACCTGTATAAGGAGAAGTTTGTTTTGTTTCTCCATTAAGCGTACCATTATGAAGAGTTGGTAGAGTAAATTCAGATAATTTATTATAAACAGCTTCTAATAAGAAAACATCTTGTTCACAATATTTTATCATTTCATCTAAAGTTTCTCTACAATTCTCATCAATAACTTTTGTCCATAATTCATAAGGAGCGTTTAATTTGCGTCCTAAGCCAAGATAATCACCTATATCATCTAATCTATTAGCTGGGAACTTAAAAGTGTTTCTAGCCACCTTATATGTGTCCACAGCGGTATATCTAGGGTACATTGGTATATTATTTGCTAAAGCCCTTGCTCTTATCCAAGGAAGATCAAATTTATCCCCATTATGAGCAACAATAAAATCTGCTTTATTTAATTCTGGTATAAAAGTTTCTAATAATTTTTTATCATTTTTATTTTTATCCCAATAAACAGTATGTACTTCATCACTATTATTCCATTTCCAAGAAATACAAATAATTTTAGGATGCTCTACAAAATCTCTATAAGATACTTTTACTTTCCACCCTGGTCTCCATACTCTTGCTAGGCCATAAGCAGTTTCAATATCATAAAATAAAATTTTTGGTTCTTTTTTTAAACTAGGTTTAACACTTAATTCTGCATTAACCTCTCTTAATGCTTGAGCGCAGGTATACAAAGTAGTTGCAAATCCCTGTTTTCTTAAAATATCTCTTAGTCTTTTTTTACCTTCTTTTAAATATCCAGGCTTATTTCTAAGAAACTCTTTAATTTCATTTAATTCCATATAAAATTATATTTAATATAACTACAAATATACGAAAAAATTTTCATATATGCAAGTTTTTTTTAATTAATTTGTACAGGGAGTAGTTTCTAACCTTGTCAACCTTAACTCTAAATCATGTATAACATCATCTTGCTCATTAATTATATTTATTTTATTTTCTAATCTACGCTCTAAAGTAGATTGTTGTCTTTTAACTCCTTGAAATTCTGAATATACTAGTCCTGCTGAAAATATTAAAATTATCAACCACTTGGAATTACTTTGTAAAAAATCATCTAAAAACTGCATTATCCATTCATTGTTTTAATAACTTTTTCTATGCCCCTACTTCCAAAGTAAAAACCAGTCATAGTCAAAGCTAGTGATTTTATTGTAGGTAACCATTCTTTATCAATAGTAAACTCTCCTACATTTCCATCAAAATACATTAAAATACCTAAATTAAGAAGAACAAATGCATAACTAACTGGTCGAACTAATCTGGTAATTAAATGTTCATTATCAGATTGAAGTCTCTTAGTTAACTCTTGCATTTCAATCATGTCCATTTCTAACTCTTTTAAAGCTATTTGCTTTTCAAAGTCAGTTAATTGTGCATCACCTGAAATAAGTTCTCCTAAAGCTTGTAAACCTGGAATTCCTGTTATTTTACCTGCTGCTTCTACTAATTCTGGAGCAGCATTTTTTAAACCTCTTAAAAAATCTCCTACACGAGTAGTCCCATTTCTTTCTTTATAAGTTTTACCTTTTTTGGCATTCCTACGTGCTTTCCTTTTTTCTTGTCTAGAAAGTTTATTTTCGTTTACATTTTGCCTGCTATTAAGTCTTTCTAAAGCTGTACTCATTATGCAATAGTTTGAATTGTAACTGTAACGGATTCTCCGTCAAGTATAGCATCTCTAACTACAGGATACATATCTTTATAAGCAGCTGTAGAAGAACCTATAAAATTTCTATCTTTATCTGCAGTAGATCCTACTAATATACATCCAGCAGTATCATCATCATTATTACCTATATGGAAAAGAATATATTGAAATCCAGGTACATCTTTAACCCAAAGCATACCTTTATGGAAATCTTCGCCAAATTTGTCTTTGTATCTTTGATGTAATTTACCTTCAGTCCTAAGTTCGACGAAGTAAGTTCCATCTGGAATTCTGGTTTCCCCGTATACTTTTTTAGTTCTGTATTCATCTTCTAATGTATAACATTCAAAAACATCATCAATAATTAAAATCCCATCAGTATAATCTTCTGCACTATTATATCTTATTAAGACTATTTCCATATTATTTTTGAATTATTCCTATAATTAATTCGTGAATTTTATCCAATCTAGACTGAGTATTATCACTTAACTCACCTATTTTTTTTAAAATAATGTCTTTATCTGATTCCATTTTATCTTTGATGCTTAATAAATCTTTTTCAATACGCTCTATTTCTTTTCTATTATTGTTAATTTGATTAACAATATTGGTTTGATGAGTAGTAGAAGATTTAATAAATTGTATACCTTTGACAATTATTCCAACAATTGCTAAAATAGAACCTAAACTTATTGTATGATATATTTGTTCAAATGTCATTTTAGTTATTTTTATCTTTTAAAATTTAATTAATAATTATGGCTTAACGGGTGATATTACAACCCAATCATTTATTCCTAAACCAGGTATAAGACTTTCTTGTACTATAAGATTTTTTTTATGTTACTTGACGCAGTTGTAGCACTATCAATATTAGGTGGTGAGCTTTTTAAACCATCTGTTTTTATAGATATAACGTGAGTTGCCTGCGCCACGCATTACATTTCTGTATCTGTATCCTAACAGCCTGCCTATCAGGTGTATAGGATTTATCTTTGAGAGTGGAATAGTGTAAGAATACCTGAATGTTTTAATACCATTTTCTGTTTTGAAGATGATACATTGATATCCTGGGTCACTCTTATCACGCCAATTCCATTCTGAAGCACCTCCTGTGGAGGTTATAATTTTAATCAACTTACGGTTATTCCCTACAAGTTCTATTCCCTCGCGTAGGATTCTATTCCATAATGGGTTTCTCTTGATTAACCACAATCTGGCTTGTTTCTTCTTTTGCTTGGGGGAAGCAGTATCATAGTTAAAGCCTACTTTGTTTCTGAAGTTTTTATCCCCATAGACACATGAGACGTAGTCTAATTTATCACATACTTCTTCAGAGCAATTAAAGAACCAATAGATGTGGTCTTCTGGAAGATTTAAGTTACATTCAGGTTTACCCATCTCAAATAACTCACGTCTTCTCTTATACATTTTATTAAACTTACAGCGTGCCTTGAGGAGTAACCAGAATCTACCAGTCATTCTCTTCTTATAGTCTTTGCGTAAGTTCATTGGTATGTCTTTATAATATTTCATTAATTAAGATATTATAAAATATCGTTTAGTTGTTGGTGTACTTGTGGGAACTAAGCTGTCAAGATTGATTATGCTAAACCCAGTCCAACTATTGTTAGTTTCTGTTGGATGGCTGTTCCCAGTTAGTGTAGAGCCAAGTGTTATATCATCTCCTGCTGTTAGTTCCAGATAACCCATTGGGTTTGCCGAATAGCCAGCTATGGTATAATAACTCAGGTTATATTATTTCCCAATCATTTGCGTTCAAACCAAATAGACTTT